ATGTCCGATCCAGACGATGACGCGCCGGTGCTGCCGGTCGCTAAGGGCAAGCGCTTGTCCGTGGGCCGCAAGGCCGTGGTGACGCGGCTCTGGCGCGCGGCGCAGCGCCAGCTCGACGCGCATGAGGCGCGGCTCGACGAATTGCCGAAGGGCGTAGTGTGAAACGAACAATCAGATGGCAATAGAGGGCTGCGTTGCCGCGCATAGAAGCGCATAGGCGCGCAAAGCGGATTGTACCGTGTTCACAGGGTGTTACCGGTGGGCCGACAGCCGTAGGTGGCCGATTTCATTGCCATTTGATTGTTCGCTGAAAAAGCGGCCCAAAAGCCAGAAATCCCGGAAGCCAGAAATCGGGCCCGCCGCTAAGTGATTGAGATATGGTCTCCGGGGCCGGGCGAACTGTTACGTTTTCCATGGGTGGCGGGCCTCGCCGTAACACTTCCAAAAAACCACGCATTGTCAGTCACATAAGAGAGCGCGGGCTCCTTACCGCCGCCGCGTTAACTGTTACGTTGAACTTGCACTCAAAGCACGCTCAATCGCTGGTCGAACTGATCCTCAGCGCGACCGGATCGACGGGCAGGTCGACCCGTAAGCCTCCGCAATCTGTCGCGAAGGCGACGGCGGCGGCGCGCGTGCAGAAGCACCAGCGCATTAGCCGGTGGATCCCCTCGCGCCGATGCGTCGTCTCGTAATCGTGCAGAGCGGCCAGGCGCCTCATGATCACGTGCGCGTTGCCGAGCCCCGTGTCGGGCACAAGCATCTCGACCTGGAAGGGATGCGTTCTGTCGCGCCGCTTGTCCGTGACCTCGCCCTTCCGCCTGCCCATGACTGCACCCTTCCTGACTCGCCGCGTCAGGATTTGTTCTTGCTCTGTTCTCATAGGCGCGCAATCCTAAATCGAGCCTCGGCGATAGGGATCGGGGCCTAACAGGAGTGCGTCATGAGCAAAGCCAGGAAGAAGCGGGAGACCGTCGAGCATCTCACCTATTTCGTCGTGCAGCCCTACAGCGCGGTGAAGGGAACGAAGGGCCGGATCAGCGCCGATGATCCCGTCCCAGCGCGCGACCAGGACCATGCGATGCGGCTGTTCGAGCGCTATCGCGAGATTCGCGCCGGTGTCGTCGCCTTCCGGCGCACCGGCTCACCGCTGACGGGCGAATGGGAGGACGCTGTGATCATCGCGCGCCATGGCACTGTGCCGGCCGAGGTCGATAACCTGGTCGCAGCCGATGACGGACCCGCCGATAGCTGGGATCTCGGAGAAGTCGATTTGAAGGTGGCTTGAACGCTTCAGTTTGGAGGCCGCCAGCCAATGGCGGCCTTCGTGATCCTGAGACCGGCGGAATCCCGAACGACCAGCCCCGACACTGCGCCGGCGCATGTCGCGGGAGTCATGGGCGCAAAATCTGCGCATTCCCGTATCGCTCGGCGAAGATCTTCTCGTGGCATTTCGTCAGTGTCGACCCTGACGCGCCCGGCTCTGTTGGAGCACATGATCATATCGGCCTCTGCCTGACCGAATTTGCAGCCCGTGACAGTTACCAACTGGCCGACCAGCCCCCGCCCGTCGACCAGAAAATCAACGATATCCATAGTAAAAGGACTGGCAAAAGCGGGCGCAGCGATCAGGCCGGCTGCAATAGCCATAAACAAAGGCCTCATATTTCACCTCCTGCCCAAATCACTTTGCCTGCGACCCGCAACGCCTCTGCATCCGGCGGAGCAAGTGTCTCCGAAGCATACCTGTCATTGTCGCTGATCAGCACGATCGAGTTCTGCCAGCCGACCGCAACGCGTTTTATCCTGACATTGTTGCCGTCAACGAGCACGTAGATACCGTCGACGCGAGCCTGTTTAGGGCGCACATCCACCAAGACTATCCACCCGTCCATGATGGTTGGTTCCATGCTGTCGCCGCGGCTGCCCAGGAAGCGAGCATGCTGCTCGGGTAAGCCCATCCGCCGCAACCAAGCGCGGGGGAAAGGCAATCTGGTCAGTTCGAATGGGCCGGAGTTCTCAAACCCTGGCCCTGCCGATGCGATGACATCGAGTAGAGGCACCCACACCACGTCGTCATTGACGCGTCCTGCCGCCTCATCCTCGGACCGATGGCCTAGAACCGCGGTCTCCTCGCCGAAGGCGAGCCAATCCACCGATCGGCCCGCCGCCTTAGCCAGAATCGCAGCCTGCCGAAAAGGCAGCTTGGCCTTTCCCTTTCGCCATTTGGATATCTGCTGAGCCGAATTTCCGGTCAGATCAGATGCCTCACTGAGCGAGCCGATGCCGTCTAAGACATCCGAAAAGCGGCCCAAGAGGCCGATATCCATTTCTTCAGCGTCATCAATATCTGATTGGATCATCATCGCGCTTGCATATGTCCGAAAGAGAGATACGGTAGCGTTCGTTACTTAAACGGTTAACAGGAAACGGCCCTGGCCGCCAATCGGATAGCCCGCATGCACGAAGCAGATATCCTTGCCGCCGTTCGGAAGTCGCCCTTCCGCTTTTTGCCTGCCATCGCTGATCGATACGGCGTGACAGACGTGGCGCTGAGGGCGGCCTTCAGGCGCCCCCAGCTTGCAGCAGAGAAGGCGATCTCCAAGGCGCTGAAAATCCCGCTTCACATCCTTTGGCCCGACCGCTGGTCTGCCTCGGGCGAGCGTCTCGTCCGGCGAGGCCGCCCGCGCACGATGAAGAGGGCCGCCTGATGCGTGACGTCCTCAGCCTCTCGAGTCCGCCCGCGCTGCCAGACCACGAAATCGAGATCGAGATCGCCGCGATCGACGTGGCTGACCGGCTTCGACTGGTCGATCGTTCCCATGTCGAGATGATCGCCGCGTCGATCGCCGAGACCTATCTCCACCAGGCCATAGCAGTCGCCTCGACACCCGGCGCCGGCAACCGCTACGTGCTCGTAGATGGTGAGCACCGTTTGGAGGCCCACAAGCTGCTCGGCCGCGCCGCCATCAAGGCGGTGGTCCGCGACCTTACGCCAGCGGAGCGGGCCAAACACGAGATCCACGCCAATCTGATCCGTAACGAACTGGACGCGCTCGACCGCACGATCTTCGTCGGCAGGCTAGCCGACATCTTCGAGGCTGAGAACGCCGCCGCCAAAAACGGCGGCGACCGCAAGTCGAAGAAGTGGCGCCAGAAAAATCAGTTCGCCAACTTGGCGAACTGGTCGGCGTTCTCGAAGGAGGCTGCCCGCCGCACGGGCCTGTCGACCCGCTCGATCGACCGTACGCGTGAGATCTATGCGAAGCTGGCCCCCGAAGCCGTCGCGCTGATCCGCGGCACGAAGCTCGCCGACAACCAGGCGCAGCTGCAGGCGCTCGCCGCGCTCGAACCGGCAGAGCAGGTCAAGGCCGCTCGCGAGGTCGCGGAGGGGCGTGCCAGCAACGTCGCCAAGGCCCGCGTCAGCGCCGGCCTCGTCCCCGCGGACGCCGTGCGTGGGGACGATCGGCTTCTCGTCGATCTCGACGCGAAAATCTGCCGCATGACGCTGTCTCAGGCGCAAGCCGTCCTCGCCATGGCCCAGGCACGGATCGCGACGCTGGCGCCGGCAAAGGCTGAGAAGGCCAAGAAGGGCGGTGCGGCATGAGCGCTATTGCTTGGCTGCCCGCTGTTCCAACTCGTCCGCACGCTGAAGCAATTGTTGTGCGAGTGGTCGGATGTGCTGGGGATCAATCGCACACCGAAGGAAAGTCGAGTGTTCAATCCTTAGTAGGACCACTGGAACCGGCCCCAAGCCACTTGTTTCAACGATTTCGCTGCCGATCCCCAGAGGGGTCAGCATCATCTGATACGCGGGACCAGGTCGCTCCGACGCGCGCGCGATGCCTTGGAGAAGAGCCATGATGCTGTCGACAGCCTTGTCGGCAGGGATGGTGACGGCTGCGTTTCCGTCGCGGCCTTGGACCGTCAAAGCGATCGAGCCGTCTGGGGCGATCGAAAGCTCGCTCAGCGCTCCGGATACCTCGTTCATTTCAGCTTCCTCCGATGGGTTGGTTCGCAGCTCCCATCATGGAGGAGGCACGCGCGGCGGGGTAGCCATCCCCCCGGCCGGCCTCGCCGCGCGTCGCCCTTTCGAGGTCACCCCATGAGCGACTTCAAAAAGAAGTTCCGGCTTGAGCGAGAGCGGCTCGATGCCAGCCTCGCCCGTCTGCGCGCGACCAAGAAAGGAACTCCTCGTCGAGCTGCAGCGGCTGCGGCAGGAAATGGCCTCCTTGAACGCCGAGGGCAAAGTCCATCTGGAGAGCCTTGGGCTCACCCCGGCTGCACTTCGCCTCATCGAGGAGGAGACGACTCGCCTCGCCCGGACATGCGGTGGCGACTTCACCGATGACGATCTCAGGAACAGCAAGATCGGCGAGATTGTCGCCGGTATGCGCGCGTCTCGCTTCGACAAGGGAGGCGAGCGGTGAAGCCACATGAAAACGATATCGGATTGGCAATCCATCGCCTCGTGGATGCGGTGCGCGATGTGGCTGTGGCTTTCCCGACGCCAATTGGCCTCAACCGTGCTCAGAGTAGAGCGATGAGGCGCTTGGGCGCCGCCGCTTACGTCGCGCAGGCGGCTGCGGCCCTTAACACAGTTCCTCGTCCTGCATTTTCGTTGAAAGAAGCCAACGAGCGCGCCGCTGAGCTGGAGCGTTATGCCCTTCAGATGCATTGGGTTCTCGACGCCCTCCTCCCGGAGCGTCGCACATGAAGCTGTGGCTGACCTCATCCGAGCTGGCCGATCTCGCCCTGCCGGGCATGCCGGCGACGCGGAAGAACGTCATTGCCCTAGCCGAGCGCGAAGGGTGGGCGAACTTCAAAGCGTTGTGCCGGCAACGCGCCGGCCGCGGCGGCGGCGTCGAATTTCACATCAACCTGCTGCCCGTGGCCTCCCGCGTCGCCTATCTGTCGATGCGCGCGCCTGCCCAGTCCGAGCCAAGCGCAGCCGCGGAGGCGATCCAGGCCGCTCCCGAGCCGACGACGGGCACCAGCAGCGCTGCGACCCGGCAGCAGGATGCGCGGCTCGCCATCCTCGGCGCCCTGAAGAGCTTCATCCGCGCATCGGAGATGAAGCAGACGGTCGCCGTCAGCTATTTCGTCGACCTCTACAATCTCGGCCGCATCGATGTGCCCGGCTGGGCGAAAGAGACGGTCGGGCGGCTCTCGACGCGCTCCCTTCTGCGCTGGCTTTCGGCTGCGCGGGACGGCGAGACGGAGCGTCTGGCGGTCGACAAGGGCGCTGGCCGGCGTGGCCAGGGCGTGCTCGATGCCGCCTTCGATGGCGAGATCAAACATTTCGCGCTCGCAGTCCACTCCTTCAACGAGCTCTACACCGCGCGCCAGATCTACGAGACGGTGCGGGCCGAATTCGGCGCGAGGCTGGCGGCCGAGGGGCTGGCGCTGCCGGTGCAGCGTGCCTTCGAAATCCGTTTCAAGGCCTGGAAGCACGAGCACGCCGCCGGCCTGCTGCGGATGATGGATCCGGACGGCTTCCGCTCGAAAATGCGGACCTCGGGCTCCTATGCCCATCTGGCGCCGCACCTTAACGCGCTCTGGCAGATTGATGCTTCGCCCGTCGATGCGCTCTGCGTCGATGGCCGCCACTCGATCTATGTCTGCATCGATATCTGGTCGCGCCGGCTCTGCCTCTTCGTTTCGAAAACGCCCCGCTCGGAATCTGTGCAGCTGCTGATGCGCAAAGCCATCCTCGCCTGGGGCGTGCCCGATGCGGTGAAGACGGATAACGGCTCCGATTTCGTCGCCCGCGCCACGGTCCGGCTCTTTGCCAAACTCCAGATCGAGGCGATCCGTTCGGATGCCTTCTCGCCCTGGCAAAAGGGCGTCGTCGAACGCAACATCCGCACCTTCCAGACCGACTGCGCCCGCATGCTGGAGGGCTTCGTCGGCCACAGCGTCGCCCACCGCAAGAAGATCGAGGGCCGCAAGGCCTTCGCGGCCCGGCTGGGCCAGCAGGACAACGACGCCTTCAACGTCACCATGACGGGCGAGGCCCTGCAGGGCATCGTCGATCGCTGGGCCAACGAGATCTATGCTCATCGCGGTCATGGCGGCCTTGGCGGCATCACGCCTTTCGCTCGCGCCGCGACCTCGACGCGGCCGATCCGCACGGTCGATGCTGATGCGCTCGCGACGCTGCTGATGCAGGCGCCCGATGCCGAGGGCACGCGCACAGTCAGCAAGAACGGCGTCCGGATTGGGGGCTTCCACTATCTGACGCCTGATTGCCTGCCCGGCGAGCGCGTCTTCGTGCGGCTGGATCCGCAGGATGCCGGTACGGCCTGGCTCTTCGACGAGACCGGCGACCGCTTCATCGGCCGCGCGATCAATTCACAGCGCGCAGGCGTCGACCCGGCTGAGCTGGTGGCGCAGACCCGTGCGGCCCAGAAGGCGAAGATCGACGCCGATATGGCGCAGGTGACCCGGCACGCCAGGAAGACGATCACCCAGCGCACGGTACTGGAAGCCCGGCTCAAGGATGCCGCGGCAGCCGCCGGCAACCTGGTCGCCTTTCCGCCGCGCTCCGAGATTCACAGCACGCCCGCGCTTGATGCCGGGCTGGAGATCGCTGCGATCCGCCGCGGCGAGCACCTTACGCCTCCCAGATTGGACCCGGTGGCCCAAGCTCAGATCGAGGCCGATCTAGCGCCGCCGGAGCCGTCGACGGTCACGCCATTGCGGCTGTCCGAAACACCCCACCAGCGCTTCCGCCGGGCCCGTCAGCTCGAAGCAACATTGGCCGAGGGCGGTGAGCTGCAGACGGACGATGCGATCTGGCTCGGCGGCTACCGGAAGACGGCCGAGTACCACGCCCACTCGACCATTGAAGCAGATTTCGGAGAGGCGGCGTTGCGTTGAGCCGCCGAAAACAAAGGCCCGCCGGTGCAACGGCGAGCCCTTGGAAACAAGACGATTGAGGAACGAAGATGAACGACAAAGAAAAGCAGAGGTTCGCCCCTCTCAAGAATGTGACGGCCCTCTGGACGCTCGTCAACAGGCTACAGCAGCGCAACGACGATCTGCCGGGCTTCGGCGTCTTTCATGGCCCGCCAGGCTTTGGCAAGACGAAGGCGGCGATCTACGTCCACAACAAGTGCCAGGCGCCGATCCTGACGGTCGGCGAGACGTGGACCCGGAAGAAGTTTCTCGAAAAGCTTCTGGGTGAACTCGGGGTCGGCAAGGTGCGCGGGACGGTCGCGGACCTCGCTGAGCAGGCGATCCTGCGCCTCGGTGAGCACCCGGATCGGCCGTTGCTGATCGACGAGGCGGACAAGGCGATCGACAAAGGCTGGATCGAGCTGATCCGCGAGCTGCAAGACAACAGCAACACGCCGATCGTGCTCATCGGCGAGGAAGACCTGGTCTCGAAGCTGAAGCCCACGCCGAGGGTGCATGACCGCGTCCTAGATTGGGTCGCGGCCCAGCCCTGCGATCTCGACGACAGCCGCAAGCTGGCGATAGCCTACGCCCCCCAGCTCTCCATCGCCGACGATCTCCTGGAGATGGTGCGCGTCGAAAGCGGCGGCGTAGCGCGCCGGATCTCGACATCGATCTCTCACATCCGAGAGTTCGCGCAGCTCAACGGGCTCACCTCGGTTGGTCGCGCCAACTACGGCGGCCGGATTCACACGGGCAATGCTCCAAAGGCGCGCACTGAGGAAGAGATCCGCAAACTCGTTAAAACCGCAAGGGCCGCGTGATGGTCAGCGCAGTCAGGCTTCCCGACGCTGCCCGCGCTACCGCATGGCAGGCCATGCAGGTGCTGTCGCAGGTCTATGGGCATTTTTCTGTCGCGACCATCGCGTCGCTGACACCAGCAGCTTATCCACCCATCGCCGAATGGATCGGCTGGCTCCAGCGCGAGCGGGTGATCGAGGCCGAACGGCCTGGTCAACTGAAGGTCCTCGTCGGTGGCGAAGCGCCGCCCCTTAGCCGCATGACGAACGGACGTTGCGCCCAGCAACAGCGCCAGATGTGGGCTGCCATGCGCCAGCTCCGGAGCTGGAAGCCGGGCGACCTCGCCGACGCGGCCTCGACCGAAGAGTGCGAGGTCACCGTGTCCGCCGTGCGGTCTTACTGCAGGGCCCTGCAGGGATGCGGCGTCGTCACGGAACGGGGCGGGCTGTGGCGACTGCGCCCCGCTGCGGACACCGGTCCCCGCGCCCCGGTGGTTGAGACGTTCGGCGTGTTCGATCTCAATTTAGGGCGTTCCATTAACCTTAACCGACTGGAAACGACCGGGAGGGCCGCATGAATCGTGGCCCGATCCCCGGCTCGGCCGGCCGGCAAGACCCACTCGACAAGGCGCTCGCCGCCTGGGGGGAGACGCTGCCGACGGAGGTTCACGCGCTGGCGCTGGCCTGCCGGGCGCAGACGGCCAAGGCCGTGGCCGAGCGCCTTGGCTACTCCGGCGCGGTCATCTCCCACGTCCTGGCCAACAACTATCCAGGCGATCTCGCCCGCGTCTTCGTCGCCATCCGTGGCGCCTTCATGGGTGAAACCGCGGAGTGCCCCGTCCTCGGCGAGATCACGAAGGATCAATGCCTGAACCACCAGGGCAAGCCCTTCAGCACCGCCAATCCCGCGCGCGCACGGCTCTATAGGGCCTGCCGCCGTTGCCCCAACCGCCAGCAGAAGGACTCCGCCTGATGATCGTCTCTGTCGCCAAGCTGCTGGCCGCGTGCTGCGCCGTCACGGCCCCCTTCATCGCCGGCATGCTCATTCCCGGCCTCGACCAGATCGGCGCCGCGGCTCTGATCGGCCTGGTCGGCCTTGGGCTTGGAGGGTTCGGCCTGGTCGTCTTCTGCGCGCTCGATAGCGCCGAGGAGCTGGACCATCTGCGCCGGCTCAACCCGAACCTGCGGAGCTGAGCCATGCAGACCACGCCCCTCTCTGCCGATCTGCGCCAGCTGCACGTCGAGCTTCGCGGCGTCTTCACGCTCGGCGCCGGCCTCAGCCCCGCCGCCTGCCGCGACATGGCGGCGGCGCTCGCGCTGATGGCGAAGAAGGCCGACGCCCTGGAAGCGCGCGCTTCCGAGGCCGATGAGGTCGAGGATGAACTCCTCGCGGTCGCGCACGATCTGGACCGCGTCGCCGGTGATGAGCCACAGCCGTCGTTTCAAGCGGCTTTGAAGGCGCAGCAGCGCGTCCTGCAGGCGCAGCTCGATGCGACTCCCGCCGGTGGACGGCTTGACCGTGTCGCCTTCGGAAAGACCTTGGCCGAGCTGGCCCAGCCCTTCGGCGACAGCAACGTCTTCACCTTCCCCGTCGTGTCGCGGCCCGCGATCTCGCGCGTCGATTGCCGCCACGTCACCGTCGACATCGTCATCGCGGCCGTAGAGGCCGTCACCGGCGTCGAGCGCAACGACATCCTGGCCGACCGCCGCGAGGCGCCGATTGCCCGCGCCCGTCTGGCGGCGATCTGGCTCGCCTCCAAGATGACGCGGCTCAGCACCCCGACGCTGGGCCGCCTCTTCGGGGACCGCGACCACACCACGATCCTTGCAGCGCTCAGCCGGGCCGACGATACGCGCCAGGCCGACCCGAGCTTCCGGACGGACACCGACGCAATGCTCGGCGTGCTGGTCGCCATCGAGCGCAACGGGTTGATCCGCCTCGCCCAGACCATCGACCCGCTCGCGACCGCGCGGCGCGTCCTGGCGCATCCGTCCCGCGAAGCCGTTCGCGTCTCGGCCCATGAAATCGTCGCGCTCTGTCAGGTCGCCGTCGCGGCGCTCGAAGAGCCGCCCCCTGACGACGGCAATCTCAGTGAACCCTCAACAGAACCCGTCCAGGAGACGCACCATGCAGTTTGAAACCCCCAACCGCACCATCCCCTCGGCGACCGTTGAGATCGACGGCAAATCGAGCTGGTCAAGCCGGCCGACAAGCTGGAGGACGAGACGGTTCGCAAGGTCATCGGCTTCGCGGCCGAGCTTTCGGCCCAGATCGCGCGCTTCAAGGCCCACACCTTTGCGGATCTGAATGCTTTCCAATCCCTTCTGGAGCAAGAGTACGGCGCGCGCGCCGGCGGCGAGAAGGGCAACGTCACCTTCCAGAGCTATGACGGGCTCTACAAGGTCCAGGTCCAGATCGCCGACCAGATCGAGTTCGGCCCGCAGCTCCAGGAAGCCAAGAAGCTGATCGACGAGTGTCTGGTCGAGTGGGGCTCGGAGAGCCGGCCCGAGATCCGCGCGCTCGTGAACCGCGTCTTCAACGTCGAGAAGGCCGGCCAGATCAACAAGGCCGAACTGTTCTCGCTCCTGCGCATGGACATCGAGGACGAGCGCTGGAAGCGCGGCATGGTCGCCATCCGTGACGCCATCCGCGTCACCGGAACGAAGGAATATGTCCGCTTCTACAAGCGCGCCCGGCCGCAGGACCGCTTCGAGCCGGTCGTCATCGACCTCGCGGCGGCGTGAGGGCGCCATGGATCTTCATAACATCCTCAACACCGACTTCGACCGGAAGGCACTTGCTCCCGAGGATTTTCCTCGGGACGCGCGGATCCTGGTAACGACCTTCGACCACGAGAAAGGTGAGTTGGTCTTCAAGGCCCGCGTCATCCGGCCGTCGAGCCAGTCTCACCTGCGGATACGCACCGACGATGGTCTGATCTTCGCGGTGCCGGCCGGCGACTGCCAGCTCATGGCGGAGGGCGACTGAGATGTCGGCTCTGCGCCCGTTCACGCCGCCCGAGGAGCGCGCCCTGGTGAAGCTCCAGCAGCTGCCGGGCGAGACCTTTCTCGACGTCACCCGCGACAGGCCCTCGATCTATGAGCGGCTGTCCGACAAAGGCCTCGCGACCGTCACGCTGCACCGCCGCCAGAAGCGCGCCCGGCTGACCGCGTCCGGCCGCTACTTCGCACAGCTCGTCGCGGCACGGGAGCAGAAGTCATGACAGCTCCGCGCTTCACCTTCGATCGCCTCGCCGCGGCTGCGGAGCGCGAGGTCGCGTTCCGGCGGCGCGTCTATGCCCACCGCGTCGCTGTCGGAAAAATGAGCCAGGCGAAGGCCGATGAGGAAATCGCCCTGATGGAGGCGATCGCCGCGCATCTCCGCGACCAGGCGCAGCGCGACAGCCTGTTCGGAGGCGAGCGCTGATGGTGGCCTATTCCTTCAACAAGCGCTTCGCGGAGCCGATCGCCAGCGGCCACCCCGCCACGGGCATCGTCAAGCGTCAGACCATCCGCGCGCCGCGCAAGCGCCATGCGAGGCCGGGCGAGCTGCTGCAGCTCTATCAGGGCATGCGGACGAAGCAGTGCCGGCGGATCGTGCCCGACCAGCTCTGCACCGCCGTGCGGCCGGTGCGGCTATGGATCGCCCGCGGCTATGTCCAACTGCCGGACACCGACGAAGCCTTCGGCACGGCCGCTAGGCTGGACGACTTCGCCCGCGCCGACGGCTTCCTCCACTGGGCCGACATGCAGGCGTTCTGGAAAGCCGCTCATGAACAGGCGGCCGATCCCGACATGGCGTTCGAGGGCGTCATGATCTGCTGGTGCGCGGCATGACCGCGCTGATCGTCCCGCTCCCGCTTCAGATCGACGCCGTCCGCTTCGCCGAGACGCGTCAGCGCGCCTTGCTCGGCGGCAAGGCGATCAAGGAACTGCGCGGCGACCAGTTCGGCGAGCGCGACATGGAGTGTCTCAACGCGGCCGCCCGCACGTTGGAGACGTTGCACAAGAACGCCGACGAAATCCGCGCCTTCCTGAAGCTGCCGGCCGAGGCGCGCGAGGCGGTCCTGCGCCACGGCGAGACCATGGCGCAGATGTGCCTGCAGCTGGCGAAGCGCGAGGCGATCGCCGCCGCCGGAGGGCCGGTGCGATGACGGCGATCTATTTAGTTGCCGGTTTGGGCGGCGGCGGGGGCGGCGGGGGTGGCGGTCGGGGGCCCATAGACTTTGTCTCGTGGTCGCTCGACATCGCTGGCGGCCTCTACGGCTTGGGTGCGGGCGGCTGGGGAGGCGGCGGTGGCGTTCGGGGACCGACACTGACGTTGACGCCGCTCTTACCCATGAGACTTCTCCCGCGCTCCAAGTCTGATCTCGCGCTCACGATACGTCTCGAAATGCGATTCCGCAAAAGCGTACGAGTGTTTCAACAGGGACTGCCACCAGGAAACGATCAGGCGGTCGGCCTTCTTGCTCCCAAGGCCATCCAAAGCCTCGTTGTAGGCGATGCTGTCGAGGGCGCGAAGCGTTGGCGGCTCTTCAGCGTAAATGCGGATCAGCTCGGCGTTGATGCGGACAGGAAGCCCGTCATCGGCCTCGCCGCTCTCTTCGATTTTGGCCAGTACCTCATAGTACCTGCGCTGCAGAAACTCATGCGTTCGGGCTTTATTCGACCAGTCGTAGACGAGCTGGAAGGCGCCGACCGCTGCGACCAGGAAACCTATGAGAACCTCGGAGTAGGCTGGTCCAAACCCGAACGCCTTTGCTGCCGCGGCCGAGCCCAGCAGGATGGTTACGAGGTTGGCCGCACGCGCCCACCAGTCGAGGCGGCGCTGTCTGGCCTTGTGGTAGAGCGCATTCCTCAGCGCCTGAAACTTCACATCGAAAAGCGTCGGCGCGGTCATGTCGGTTTGGCCTTTCCTGTGTCGACCGGTCGCGGCGGCGCTGGAGGCGGGCGCGGGCCGGCTCCCCCAAGCGCCGGTCTGTCGCCGCCGCTGTTGGTCGACGGCTTCTCGGTCTCGTCCATGGTTCGCTCCGGGTGGTGGCAACACGCGGGGTGGATCGAGGACGGCGCGCGGCCAACGCGCCGTCCTCACCTCCAATTCATACCCCATGCTGCCGCGACTGTCTCCGATGTGCGGAGGCGGTCATGATCGAGCAGCCCAGCTTCGCCTTCTCCCCCGCCGTCGCGGCACAGCGCTCGGCCGCACGATTCGCTCGACTTCTTCCCGACGCCGCCCTGGGCGACGCGGGCCTTCGTCCAGCACGTTGCGGTGCCGGTGCTGGAGGCTCGGCCTTCACATCTGATCTGGGAGCCGGCCTGTGGCGAAGGTCACATGGCCTCGGTGTTGGCGGAGAGCTTCAACCTCGTCGTCGCCAGCGACATCCACCCTTACGGCTACGGGTCAGTCGGGGACTTCCTGGAGCAGCAACTGACCGTACTGCGCCCCGATTTGATTTGGACCAACCGCCGTTCAACGCAGCCGTCAGCTTCGCACGTCATGCCTTGGCGATCGCCGAGAAGGGCGTAGCGCTCCTCGTCCGGACCCAGTGGCTGCACACGATCGAGCGCTACGAGCTGTTTCGAGACCATCCGCCCTTCGTCGTCGCCTACTATGTCGAGCGCGTGCCGATGCACCGGGGCCGCTGGGAGCCCGAGGGCTCGACCGCCACCGATTACTGCTGGGTCTGCTGGAAGCGCGGTGCCGAGCCGCGCGCTCCGCTCTGGATCCCGCCCGGCCAGCGCCAGGCGCTGACCCGCCACGATGACGCCATGCGCTTTGGCGCGCCCGTCTCCACGCCTCTGTTCGAGACTGGGGCATGAACATGGGTCGCTTCCTCTCGCGCCGCCCCGCTCCCTCCGATGCCAGCGCGATCTCGGCGCTGCTGCTGCGCGGCGAGCTGGAGGCGTTGGACGCGGAGCGCGACCGGCTCAAGACCGTCATCAGCAGTCCGTTTGAAGCAGCTCACCCGAAAGCGGGTCGGGCTCGTCGCGGCCATGCGGAGGGCGATGCGGTGACAGCCTGCTGCGTTCCATTCTGCAAGGGTCGCTCGCGCAAGGATTGGCGCGAATGGGTCTGTGGCCGGCACTGGCGCCAGGTCTCGCGAGAGACCCTGTCCGCCTATCGGCGGGCCTGGCGGGTGGTCGATCAGGGCGGCGACTTCTGGCGGCATCCCGGCGGATCGCCAGAGCGCCTCGAAGCCGTCAGGAACCTTTATGCGGCCGAGGCTCTCTGGGAACGCTGCAAGGTCGAGGCGATCGAAGCAGGGATGGGCATCGGATGAGCCACCCCGCCATGCTCGCGAAGATCCACATCGCCCGCAAGGAACTCGGGCTCCGGGACGCGGAGTACCGCGCGCTGCTGCAGCGCGTCGCCAAGGTCGAGAGCGCGAAGGATCTGTCGGATCGGGCGGCCGCCGCCGTCATCGCCGAATTCAAACGCCTGGGTTGGGCGCCGAAGGAGTCGACGCGCCCGCCGGCCGAGCGCGCCGACGTCCGCAAGATCTACGCGTTATGGGGCGCTCTCCATGCAGGCCCGCTGGACCGTGAGGCCCTGCGCGCCTGGGTGAAGCGACGCTTCGAGGTTTCGGCGCCGGAGTTCCTCAAGCCGCCGCAGGCACGCGAGGCGATCGAGCAGCTCAAGGCCTGGCAGAAGAGGGTCGCGGCGCGATGATGAAGATCACCGATCATGCGCTCGTGCGCTTCCTCGACCGTTCCGGCGCAGCCGAGATCGAGACGCTGCGGCTCACCCTGTCGCACTCGCTGGAGCGCGCCCGCGTCGGGGCCGAGCGTGCGGGAATCGCCGAGTATGTGATCCTCGCCGATGGCCTGCGATACGTCGTGAAGGACGATGTCCTGGTGACCGTCCTCGAAGCCGACATGGCGCCGGGCAAACGCAGCCGGAGGCGGCGATGACGCGCCCCGGCTGGCCGGATCTGCCGGCCCTGCTCGCCGAGATCGCCGAGGTCGTCGGCATCGAGGCGGCGCTGTCGATCGCCGAGGCCAAGGGCGGCCAGGCGGCCTCGATCCCCTCGCGGCTGCGCGATGATCATTGGCTGGTGAAGGCGATCGGGCGCGAGCGGGCGGAGACGCTCTCGGAGCATTTCTGCTCCGGCCGGTCGCGGGCTCAGCTCGACATCCCGCTCGGTCCTACCGGCAGCTATCTCGGCGATCGGCGGCGCCGCGCTGCGGTGGTGCGGCAGGCTCTCGCCGAGGGCGCCACCGCCAACGAGGCCGCGCGCCGCGCCGGCATCACCCGGCGCTCCGTCCACCGTCAGAAGGCCGAGCGCCAGCGGCAGCTGGACGAGGATCAGGGCAAGCTGTTCTGACGCGCAGGGACGCGCGTCACCCTCTTTGAAGGGCTGCTCCACCGGCAATTTCGGGATGTCCGATCATCCCGAGGCCGACGCGGTTCGTCAAGCGCCTCTTGTCCGAAGAGGTCGCCATGGCGGTCACACTCACACAGGCCTCGCTCAAGCGGCTCGACGGCGTCCATCCCGACCTCGTGAAGGTCGTGAAGCGCGCAGCTGAGCTGACGACCCAGCCCTTCCAGATCACGGAGGGCCTTCGCACCGTGTCGCGCCAGCGGGAGCTGGTCAAAAAGGGTGCCTCGCGCACGCTGAAGTCCCGCCACATCGCGGCGCCCAACGGGCTCGGCCACGCCATCGACGTAGTCGCCATGGTAGGCGGCCGCATCTCATGGGAGGTGCCGCTCTATCATCGGATCGCCGACGCCTTCAAAGCCGCCGCTCGCGAGATGGGCGTGCCGCTCGAATGGGGCGGCGACTGGGCGAGCTTCTTCGACGGCCCGCATTTCCAGCTGCCCTGGGGAACGCATCCGGGCATCGGGTCGATCAAGGATCCGCCGTTGCCGCAGCCGACGGATCGGGAGCTGGCGACACTTGTTCCGGGCTCGAAGGGCGACGCCGTCAAGGCGCTGCAGGAAAACCTCACGCGGCTCGGCCAGGACATCGGCAGGATCGATGGCGACTTCGGGCCGAAGACTCGTGCAGCCGTCAAGGCCGTCTCGGCCAGCCTGACCGGCAAGGAGACCGATATCGTCACGGTGTCGTTGGCATCCGTGATCCGGATCGCCGCAGCCAAAGCCGCGAAGGGCTGAACCGTGGGCGAGGCCAGGCGTCGACGCGAGGCGGGGTATGTGCCCGGCCCACCGGTGAAGCTTCGCAAGCGCGCGATGCCGCCCTGGCTGTTGGCCGTCCTGGTCGTCGCCGCGCTGCTCTGCATCTGGCTTTCCCCGGCCCGCGCCAACGCGGCCGGTGATCCCACGATGACGTCGGAGGCTCGCTCATGGAGCTGATCAAGCCCAAGCGGAGCTTCAGCCGCAGCACCGTCATCGGCACGCTGGCGCCGGCCTGGGCGGCCATCGCCTGGTCGATCCATGACGGCGTCGCCATGGCGCAAGTGGTGGTGCCGCTGATGGTGGTGCTGATCGCGTCGGTGATCGGTGTCTATCAGGGCATCGGGCATTTCGACCTGCGCAGCCAACTGACAGCCGGCGCTAAGCCGGCGAAGGCGCCTCGCGCGGCCCGTGCGCCATCTGGCGAGGTCGGGTGATGGTTGCCGCCTTCCTCGCATCGCGCTTCGCCAAGCCCGCGCTCGCCGCGCTGGCTTTTGCAGCCCTGCTGGCGCTCGCCGGCGTGGGCTACTGGCGCGGTGCCGCCGCCTTCGAGCGCGTCGTCGCGGCGGCCGCGACCGCTGCGCGCAACGAGCGCGACGCCCATTGGCGCGCCGAGATCGCCGCCTCGAACCTCGCCGCCGAGCAGGCCCGGCTCGCCCAGGCGCTGGCCGTCTCGCAGATCGAAACGCGCGCGAGCGAGACCGTGGCAAAGCTTCAAAGCGATTTGAACGAACTGGAGAAGGTCAATGCGGCTCTGGCTGGCGGCGACCGTTGCGGGCTTGGGCGCGATCGCGTCCGCCTGCTCAACGGCTCCCGATAAACCCCCGACCGTACGGACGGAGCTGGTGAAGCCGCAGGTTCCGGCCTCGGCCAGGCGTGCCTGCGCCGCGCCGGTGGCGCTGCCCGACCGGGACATGAACGCGGCTGAGGTCACCTCGGTCATGGGGCAGGACCGCGCCGCGCTGCGCGCCTGCGAGACGAGACGGGCGGCCGCGATCGCCGCCATCGACGGAGCCTTGCCGTGAACGACGCCATGATCTTCCTGCAGCAATATGGCAGCGCCCTGGTGCTCGTCAGCCAGGTGGCGATCCTCGCGATCGCCACCAAGTTCGTGACCCGGACCGATCACGAGCGCGCCATCTCCTCGCTCGACGGCAAGTTCACCCTCGCGATCGAGAAGGTCGACAAGGTAGAGGACCGCGTCAGCAGGCTGGAGAACGACTTCCGTCATCTGCCCGACCGCGACAGCGTCCACGCGATCCAGCTCTCGCTGTCGGATCTGAAAGGCGAGCTGCGGGGCTTGAACGAGCAGCTGAAGCCGGTCGCGGCGATCTCCGAACGGCTGCAGGAATTTCTGCTGGAGCAAGCCAAGCGATGAGCTTCGACGTCCATCTGCGCGCCGAGGCGCGCCTCATCCTGCTCCGCGCTCTCGAAGAGCAGCCTGACGGCCGGCTGAATTCGGAGCTGCTGCGCCTGGCGCTGGAATCCTACGGCATCACCAAGTCGCGCGACTGGGTCCATGACGAGCTGAATTGGCTCGCCGAGATGGGCGCGGTCACCCTCGTCGTCGCCGGCACGGTGCGGGTCGCCAGCCTCACGGCCAAGGGCAGCGACCACGTCCTGCGCCGCGTCGTCATCGAAGGCGTGAAGCGGCCGTCCCGCGGAGAGGGTTGACCATGGCCGGGAACAAGAACCGGCTCTCCTCGATCGACCTGGTGCCGGATCACGCCCAGGACGACATCGTCTGGGCGATCGGCGAACTCAATCAGCGCCAGCGGACCCAGACCGAGATCCACGCCGAGCTGAACGAGCGGCTGGCGGCCAAGGGCGTCGAGCCGGTGTCCTGGCACGCCTTCAACCGCAAGGCGCTCAAGCTGCGCGCGGCGCAGATCCGGCTGGACGAAGCACGCCACATCTTCACCGGCATCGCCGACCAGTTCACCCCCGAGAAGGTCGACGACAACTCGATCGTGCTGGGCGAGTTCATCAAGATGCTCGTCTTCGAGCTGACCCAAGCGGACGCGGCCGAGCGAACGCCGAAGATGGCGATGGAGCTGGCGCGCGCCTTCCACGACACCGTCAAGGGCCAGGCCATGTCGGCGGTCCGCCGGACCAAGCTGGAAAGCGAGTTCAAGCAGAAGGCCAACGCCGCGTTCGACAAGGTCTCGACGGTCAAGGGCCTGACGCCCGAGTTGAAGGACGCGTTCCGCCGCGAGCTGTTCGGGGTTCGCGATGGCTGAAACCGATGTCGCGGCGCCCGCCGACGTCACAGCCCGGCCGACCCGCGACCAGTGGGTGGCGATCCGAACCGAGCAGGGCCGCGCGACGCCGGCCGACTGGCGCGAGACGCCGGCACTGCTCGGCTATCAGCGAGAGATCGCGCGTCAGTGCGAATTGTTCGACGTCGTATTCGTCGAGAAGTCTCGCCGGACCGGCGCGACCTGGGGGGCCGCCGGCGACGCCGTGCTGCGCTCGGCCTCGCCGCGCAGCCTGGGCGGCATGGACACGCTTTACATGGGCACCAGCCACGACATGGCGAAGGAGTTCATCGACGCGGCCGCCATGTGGGCGCGCCTGTTCGAAAAGGCCTGCGGCGAGGTCTCGGACATGCTGTTCGACGATGGCTCGGAAGCCGGCGTCAAGGCGCTCAAGATCGACTTTGCATCAGGCTTCTCGATCGTCGCGCTCTCGTCGAAGCCGACGAGGCCGCCTTCGTCGATAACCTCGCCGAGCTGCTCAAGGCCGCGCTCGCCTTCCTGATGTGGGGCGGCAAGGTGCTGGTGATCTCGACCCATAACGGCGCCGATAACCCCTTCAACCAGACGATCACCGACATCCGCGCCGGCCGGGCGCGCTACGGCCTGGTACGCTTCGATCTCGACGATGCACTGCGCGACGGCCTGTTCGAGCGCATGTGTCTGGTCAATGCTCACAAGCACGGCGAATGGTCGCCAGAGAAGGAGGCGGACTGGCGCGAGAAGCTGGTCGCCGACTATCGCGAGGCCGCCGACGAAGAGCTCTACTGCATCCCGAGCCAGGGCTCGGGCGCCTGGCTACCCGGTCCGCTGATCGAGGCGCGCGTGCATGACGCCCCCGTGCTGCGGCTGTCCTTCCCGGCCAGCTTCAATCTTGAGCCGGAGCACCGTCGCAAGGCCGAAGTCGATGCCTGGATCGCGCAGGAGCTGCGCCCTGTCATGGATGCGACGCTCGATCGCAACCTGATGACCGGCTTCGGGCAGGACGTCGGTCGCCACCGCGATCTCTCGGTTCTCTGCCCGATGCAGATTACCCGGTTACTGCGCCGGGTGATCCCGTTCATGGTCGAGCTGTCGCGCGTTCCATTCCAGCAGCAGGAGCAGATCCGCGATGCGCTCGTGCGCGGCCTGCCACGCTTCATCGGCGGACGGACCGACGCCACCGGCATCGGCGCCTCGCTCGCGGAATCGGGCATGCAAAGGTTCGGGCCGGCGATGGTCGAGGTCAAGTTCACGACCGAGTGGTACCGGGTCGAGATGCCGCCGCTGAAGGCCGCCTTCGAGGACGACATGATCGCGATCCCGCGCGACGCCGAGATCGTTGCGGATCTGCGCGCCTTCAAGATCGCCAAGGGCATCGCCGTGCTGCCGAACCTCCGCGTCGCCTCGGCCTCGGGTGGCACGCGCCATGGCGACGCCGGTATCGCGATCGCACTGGCCTATTCCAGCACCCGGCAGCCGCACGAGGCCTATGGCTACCAGAGCGCCAGGCGTGGCGACGAGGGCGAGCAGGGCCGCCGCCGACGCCCCTCCGATCAGGCGCACGACGTCATGATGCCGGCCCGGCGCGACGGGCTCTACTGAGGTGACGACCGATGCGTGAACCCTATCGCCTGCTCGGCCCCGATGGTCGCCCGATCGAGCGCACTGCCCTGACGCAGGAGCGCGCCGTTCCCAGCGTGACCGGCATCCGCCACCAGTTCGACGACACCGTCGCATCGGGGCTTCACCCCGCGCGCCTGGCGCAGACGCTGCGCGATGCGGCGCAGGGCGAGATGTACGACTTCCTGACGTTGGCCGAGGAGATCGAGGAGCGCGAGCCGCATTACCGTTATGTGCTGGAGACCCGCAAGAACGGTGTCACCTCGCTCAACATACAGGTCGATCCCGCCAGCGAGAGCGCCCGCGACGTCGAGATTGCCGACTTCCTGCGCAACGAGCTGATCGAGGCGCCGGCTTTCCAGCAGGTCATGGACATGCTGATGGACGGCTTGTCCAAAGGCTACAGCGCCGTCGAGATGGTGTGGGAGGTCGGCAGCCTGTGGATGCCGCGTCGCTTCGTCTGGCGCGATCCCAGGCTGTTTCAGTTCGACCGTGAGACCCGCTCGCAGTTCCGGCTGCGCGTCCAAGGCGAGCCGGATGGGCGGCCGCTGGAGCCGCTGAAATACCTGCTCCATGTGCCGCTGCTGAAGATGGGCCTGCCGGCGCGCAATGGGCTCGCGCGTGTCGCGGCCTGGTCGTTCATGTTCAAGTCGTTCTCGATGCGGGACTGGGCGCAGTTCCTCGAAATCTACGGCATGCCGATGCGGCTGGGGAAATATGGCCCCGGCTCCTCCAGCGACGATCGCGGCGTTCTGCTGGCGGCGGTGCGCAATCTCGGCCGGGATGCGGCCGCGATCGTGCCGATGGGCATGGAGATCGAGCTGGTCGAGGCGAAGGGCTTCTCCGACAAGCCCTTCGAGGGGAATGTCCGCTTCATCGACGAGCAGATCTCCAAGCTCGTGATCGGCAAGCCCGGCGACGGCACCGCATCGAGCAAGGCGGGCGAAGAGACGCTCGACAAGGTCCGCATCGACATCAAGCGGGCAGACGCCCGCGACGCCGCGCTGACGATGATGCAGCAGCTGATCAGGCCGCTGGTCGATCTCAACTTCGGGCCGCAGAAGGCCTATCCGAAGGTCCACCTGCCGCTGCCCGAGCGCAAGGATCTCCAGGTCTGGTCGAACGCCGTCGGCCAGATGGTCGATCGCGGACTCGAGGTCGAGCAGAGCCAGATCTACGACGTGCTCGGACTGAAGGAGCCGGCGGCCGGCGCCAAGCTGATGAAGGTGCCGAGCGCGGATGCCGTCGACGGCAAGCCAAAGCCGCCGCCCCAGGTCCCTGTCGAGAAGGCTGGCGCGGTGTCGCCCTGGCGGCTCGATCCGCGGATCTGTCCGAGCTGCGGTCCCGCGCGCCTCGCTGCCGACGATCCGGCTGTGGATCCCGACGAGGTCGACGAGCTGGTGGCAGATGCGCTCGAAGGCTGGCAGCCGGTAATGGCCCCCATCGTCGCTGCCATCCGCGCGGCCGCCGATGACGCCGACAGCTACGAGGCCTTTCAGGCGGCGCTCGATCGGCTCGGCCCGGGGCTCCCCGTGCAGCGCCTGGCGCGCCGCCTGGGTGTCAACGGGCTCATCGGTAAGGGCCGGGGCGATGCCGGGGTCGAGTGACTGCGCCGCATCGGCGCGCCGTGGCCTTCCTGCCGTTTCAATTTCTGTTTCAAGGATTTTTCCGGAGCATGGGGGCGGCCAACGGTTGGCGGCCGTCCTGGGCCTCCTGTGGGGCTCGACCTGAGATGGCCGGTGAGGAGCTGTTCAGGACGGCGCCGCGCGAGGTCGTCGACTATTTCGATCGGCGACCGAGCAAGCCGTCGTTCCGCTGGGATGAGGTCGCGCCGCGCGAGCATGCCCTGCAGTTTACGGTCGCCCGCACCGCCGGCTTCGACGTGCTCGACGACATCCGGGCCGCGACCCGCAAAGCCGTCGTCGACCGCATCCCGTTCGAGCAGTTCCGCGACGAGCTGGTGCCGCTGCTCAAGTCGAAGGGCTGGTGGGGCGAGCGGAAGGTCACCGATCCGCGCACCGGCGAAATCGCCAAGGTGCAGCTCGGCTCACTGCGCCGGCTCGATCTGATCTACGACGCCAACATCCGAACCGCAGAGGCCGCGGGCGACTGGTCGCGGATCCAGCGCGTCAAGGACGTGCTGCCCTATCTCGAATACATGACCTCGGTCAGCGAGCGGAAGCGGCCGCTGCATCTGTCATGGGTCGGCACCACCTTGCCGGTCAACGACAGCTGGTGGGCGACGCATTACCCACCCAACGGCTGGCGCTGTAAATGTCGGGTGCGCTCCCGGGCGGAGCCGCGCGACGGCGCCTTGACCACCAGGCCGCCGCTGAATGCGCGGCCCTGGACGAACGGCACCACTGGCGAGACGCGGCTCGTGCCGGCGGGCATCGACCCGGGCTGGGATCACAACCCCGGCCGGGCGCGCGAGCAGTTGGTCTCGACCCGGCTCGTCGAACGGCTCGACCGCCTGGGAGGGGAAGCCCGACGTGAGGCGGTCAAACGCATGCGGGCCGACCCCGTCTTCGACTACGTCGCCACCAATGGCGCTGGCTTCGATCGCAAGGATCTGTCGGAAGCCATGCAGGCGGCCGGACGGTTGCGTTGGCCCGTCGCCGTGATGCCCGATCAGCTAGCTGCCCGTCTGGGCAGTACGAGCCGAGTCGCCACGCTGTCAGTTGCCGACGGAGCGAAGATCCACGGCAAGCATGCCATCGATCTCGCGGCCTTCCCGCTCCAGGAAGCGATCGACGATCCCGACCTCGTCCTGGCCGAGGGCAAACTGGTCTTGATGAAGCGGTGGCTGGGCAAGGCCTATGCGGTCGTGATCAAGCGCAGCGGGTTCGACGAACTGTTCGTCAACAGCGTGCACCGTATGACCGACCGACAGATTAGGGAGATGGAGGACGCGGCCGGAAGGTCGTAAACCCTTCGCATGACGAGCATGGCGCTACTGGCTCGACCGCGCCTCCAACATAGGCCATGTTGAACGTGATTTGAAGCCCGCAGGAACAACGGGACGCGCGTCCCACTCTTTAGCCGCCCGGCGCCGACGCAATCTCGCGTCATGCTTCGCCAGCCCGCCACCTGCTGCAACGCCTTGCCCTCCGGTCTTGAGACCGGCGGCGTCGCGTTCGAGGTCGTCATCGCCGCCGGCCAGAACGGCGCGGCCCCTGCGCTGCCCGACTGGATCCAGCTGACGCCCCGAGGGCCGGTCACGGCGCGCGACGGCCGCCAGTTCGTCTTCCATCCCGAAAAGCTCGTCGCGGCCCACGCCGCCGGCGGCATCCACCTCCCGATCGACTTCGAGCATGAGAGCGAATTCACCGTCACGCTCGGCTCGAAGCCGGCGCGCGGATGGATCGTGGCGCTGGAGGCGCGGGCGGAAGGGCTGTTCGGCAAGGTCGAATGGCTGCCCGACGCCGTCACCGCGCTCGCGGCCAGGGCCTATCGCTACATCTCGCCGACCTTCTGGCGCGCCGAAGACGGCAAGACCGCCAGGCTGATGAAGGGCGCGGCGCTCGTCGCTTCGCCGGCGCTCGGCATGCCGGCCGTCGCCTCCGCCACCAACCCCCAGGACGATCCCATGTTGAAAGATCTGCTGGCCCAGCTGGGCCTCGCCGAGACGGCTTCGGCCACTGACGCCATCGCGGCCATTGCCTCGCTCAAGGCGGGCGATCCGAACAAGTTCGTGCCCAAGGCGCAGTATGACGAGACCGTCACCGCGCTCTCGGCCGCGCAGGCTACGATCGCCGCGGGCCAGCAGGCCGCCAAGGCCGCGCTCTGCGCCACGCTCGTCGGCGACGCGATCAGGGCCGGCAAGATCGCGCCCGCCGCCAAGGATCAGTACCTGGCGCTCGCGGCGGCCGACTTCGACCTGACGAAAGCCGCCATCGAGGCGATGCCGATCATGCTCAAGGCCGGAGAGGACAAGGCCGCGCAGGGCGACCCGACCGTCGGCGCCGAGGGCAAGCTGTCCGATGCGGAAAAGACGATGGCGGCGTCGCTCGGCGTCACCGAAGCCGCCTTTCTCGCCGCCCGCGCCTGAGCGCACCGCCAACCCCGACATCGAGGAGCTGACCCATGGCGCTGAGCGCACCCCGTAATACCCTGACCAAGGGCCGCGACCTGCTCGTCGTGCCCGTCGCCGCGGCAACCGCGATCCACGCCGGCGCCCTGGTCGCGCTCAATGCCAGCGGCCTGGGCGTGCCCGGATCCGTAGCCACGACGCTGACGGCCGCCGGCCGGGCCGAGGAGAGCGCCGACAATTCCGCCGGGGCGGCGAGCGCGATCAGCGTCACCGTCCGGCGCGGCGTCTTCCTGTTCAAGAACCACGGCGCCGATCCGGTGGTCCAGGCGGACCTCCTGAAGGACTGCTTCATCGTCGACGACGAGACAAGGCGGGCAAGGTCGTCGAGGTCGAGACCAACGGCGTCTGGGTCGAAATCGCCTGAGCCGCCGCGCCCCTTCCTGCTGAGGACCCGACATGATCATCAATTCCCCCAATCTGCGGATGCTGAGCACCGGCTTCCGCGCCAATTTCCGCACCGGGCTTTCGGCGGTTGCGGCCATGTGGAGCCGCTTCGCCACGGAGGTGCCCTCGACCACGACCGAGGAACTGTACCCCTGGCTCAACCAGATCCCCGGCATGCGAAAGTGGCAGGGGGAGCGCCAGATCAAGAACATCTCCGCCGGCGACTACCGCCTGATCAACGAGGATTGGGAGGACACCGTCACGGTTGAGCGCAACAAGATCGAAGACGATCGCTTCGGCATCTACGCGCCGATGATGACGATGCTCGGCGACGCGGCGGCCCGCCAGCCCGACGAGCTGATCTTCAGCATGTTCGCGAAGGGCTTCACCACCAACTGCTTCGACGGCCAGTTCTTCTTCGACACCGACCATCCCGTGCTCGATGCCGCCGGCTCGCCCGTGTCGGTCTCCAACATGCAGGCCGGCAGTGGAGCGCCCTGGTTCCTGCTCGACACCACCAAGGCGCTCAAGCCCGCCATCTTCCAGAACCGCAAGGCGCCGCAGTTCACCGCCCTCGACAACCCCGACGACCCGAACGTCTTCCTGCGCAAGGAATTCATCTACGGCGCCGACGCCCGCAACACCGCCGGTTTCGGCTTCTGGCAGACCGCCTTCGGCTCGAAGGCCGCCCTCGACGCCGCGAACTTCAAGGCCGCCTTCGACGCGATGGCGCTGTTCAAGAAGGACTACGGCGCGCCGCTCGCGATCACCCCGAACATCCTGCTGGTCGGCCCGAGCAACCGCTCCGCCGGCGAGGCGATCGTCAAGAAGATGAACCTGGCCGGGGGCGAGTCGAACCTCGACTACGGCCGCGTCGAGCTGGTGGTCGCGCCCTGGCTCGGCTGACGCCGCCGTCAGGCCCGCCTGAGTTTGCGTCGAGCCCTCCCGCCGGGAGGGCTCTGGCAAGCCCAGAACAGGAGACCACCATGGCCAAGTCCAGCGCATTGCCCAAGCCGGCGGAGCTTTCCAAGCCGGAGGGCGTCACCATCCTGGTCACAGCGCCCGGCGGCCCGCGCCGCCGCGCCGGGCTCGACTTCGGCAAGATCGCCGTCCCGGTCGCCCTCGACGACATCAGCGAGGAGCAGCTCGGCGCGATCGCCGCCGACCCGATGCTCACGATCCGGCCGGCCGAGGCCGTCGCGGCGCCGGCCGAGACAGTCTGACGACATACCCCGAGAGGGCGGTCTGGCACGGCTCGCGAGGACTCCAGCACCCGATGGGAGCCCGGACAGCGGATGGCGATCCGCTCCGGTGCAGGAACCTTAGGTTCGCCGCCCGCCACGAAAGCGGCCGCCGTCGCCACGGTGGCCGCACCCTTTCACAGGACAATCATGCCCTACGCCACTCGCCAGGACATCGAGACGTTGAGAGGAGCGCGGTTCCTCGAAACCTTGCTGCCGCTCGACGTCGACGCCGATGTCGCCGTCGGGCTGGCGATCGAGGCGGCCCAGGCGCAGATCGACCCCTATCTGCGCAAGCGCTACGTGCTGCCGATCGCCGTCGTGCCGGCGATCCTCAAGCAGTGCGCCATCGATCTCGCCTGCTGGCAGCTCGCGCCGGCGGCCGACCGGATGTCGGAGGAGATCGAGAAGCGCGCCAAGCTGCGGCTCGACTTCCTGAAGGATGTCGCCTCGGGCAAGGCCGAGATCGCCGAGCTGGAGACGGTCGGCGGCGGCGCCGGGACCGATCTCGACGCCAGCTCGGGCAGCGGCGCCGCCTTCTCGGCCGAGCCGCGGCGCTGGTCGGGAGAAATCCTGTGAGCGCCCTCGTCGTCCGCATGAACGTCTCCGGCTTCGAGACGATCGACGCGATCCTCGACCGTCTGAGCCGTCCCCAGGGCGAGACGCTGATCGAATCGCTGGCGCGCCTGATGCGAGAGCAGATCAAGAACCGCATCGAGGCCGGCGGCCCATCCCCTGACGGCGCGGCCTGGAAGGCGAATATCGAAGGCCGCAAGCCGATGCTGTATCGCTCCGGCGCGCTCGCCCGCTCGATCGACTATGCCGTCTCCGGCAACCAGGCCGTCGTCGGCTCTGGCCTGATCTATGCGGCGATCCACCAATACGGCGGGACGATCCTGCCGAAGAAGGGCGATCGGCTCGCGTTCCGGATCGGCAATCGCCAGGTCTTCGCCCGCAAGGTCACGATGCCGGCTCGGCCGTTCGTCGGCCTCTCGGGTGAAGACCGCGGCGAGCTGGTCCGGGCGGCGGTTCTCTATTTGCGGAGCCTGATCGGATGAGCCGCGTCGCGATTCTCCTCCAGGCCGTCTCCGCCGCGCTGCGCGCCGCGCGCACCGACACCGATGCACCTGTTTTCACGGAGGTGCGCGCCGAACTCGACCGCTACGACTTCGCCGACCTTCTGAAGGATTCGACGCGCTTCCCGACCGCGCGCGTCTGCCTGCTCCGCGCCAAGCCGGCCGGCCGTTCGGACGCCGGCATCGACATGGACGTCTCGGCCGCGATCGTCGTGGTGGCCGGCCGGCAAGGCCGAGCCAATCCCGACTTCTCTTCAGCCGATTTCGCCGTGCTCGGCCTGCTCGACCGCTGCACGGGCGAGCTGATGCTCGACCCTTATGTCGGCTTGACCAAGCTGACGGCCGCCGATCTCGGCGAGCAGCTCGTCGTCGCCTCCGAGCAGTCCAACGACAAGGGCCTGGCCATCGCGCTGATGGAGGTGAAATGGCGGCTGCTCGACGTGAAGATCGCCCGCCCGCAGATCCAGCGCGCGCTGGAGACCGGACGCGAGCCATGGCTGCCCGACAGCGTCGCGTTCGGCGATGGGCCAGCCGAGCTGCCGCCGGTCGGTCACGTCCGTCCTGAGACCGCGCCATGAGCGGCGAGCGGGATCTGCGCAAGCGCCTGGCCGCCCTGGAGCGCCGCGTCGCCACCATGATGATGGTCGGCACGGCCGAGAAATCCGAGGGCGCCAAGACCAAGGTGCGCTTCGACGACGAAGGCGCTGACGGCCAGCCGTTCTCGTCCCCTATGCTCGCGCAGCTCAACAGCGCCGGCAAAAAGGGCGGCGGCGTCTCGCGTTTCACCAAAATCGGCGACGGTGAGCCGGTCATCGTGTTCTCGCCCGGCGGCGAGATGGGCGAGCACTCCCGCGTCATGCCGGCCGGTCATGTCGGGGACCATCCATCGCCCGGCGCTGCCGAGCAGGATGGCGAGGTCATGGAATATGGCGACGCCAAGATCTCCGTCACCTCGGCCGGCACGCTCATCAAGCAGGGCGAGGACACCGTCCTGCTCAAGAAGGGCGGCGGTATCGCCATGTCCTCAAAAAACTCGGTCACCGTGGAAGGCAAGGACATCACACTCGATGGCCCGGTTTCCATGCCCAAGGGCTTCACGGCCAAGGCCTCCCAGGGATCGAACGTCGCCGGCGTCATCGATGGCGAGCTGCACACCACCAAGGACATCACCTCACAAACCCGCGTCGCCGCGCCGACCCTTCAAGGCGCGCTTACTGGAGCCTGATCATGGACAAGAAGGCCTATTTGACCACCGACCGCGCCGGCTACTTCGTCGCCGGGCAGCGCATCCCGTCGCGCGTCGACAAGGATGGCAACCGAACGCCCAAGATCGGGCATCGGCTGATGCTGACCGATGCTGAGGCGAAGTACGAGCTGCTCAACGGCGTGATTACGCTCGCCGACGAGACCTCCGGGAGTGCGCCTCTTTCGCCCCCGGCGAAGTCCGCTTCAAAAGCGGTTGAAACGCCGGCGGCGTCGAAGGCCTGATCATGCGCGTTGGGGTCGATGGGCGCACGGGCCAGGTGCTGACGGGGTGGGCGCACTGCGCTCAGTGCCTCGGCAACATCCTGTCCACGCTCATCGGCCAGACCGGTATGCTGCGCCAGTACGGTTCGCCGGCGCTCGATCTGCAGGACCGCAACGGCACGCCCCTCAACATCATGCGGATCTATGTCGGCGTCGCCGCCGCGATCCGCTCCTGGGAGCCAGGTTTCCGCCTGCGCACGGTGCAGATCGTTCGCGCAGGACCTGACGGCGTCTTCGCCCTCCTGCTGTCGGGCATTTTCTATCCCAATGGCCATCTCGGGGATTATTCGATCTCCGAAGAGCGCGACGGGCTCTTCGATGCCAGCGATATCGGCTTCAGGGTGCTGGGGATCGCGACATGAGCGGGTTCGTCGCGCCAGATCCGCTCATCCTCGCCGCAATCACGTTCGAGGATCTGCGCCAGCAGCGTATCGCCGCGTTCCTGGAGCAATGGGAACTCTTCCGCGCGCGCTTTCCCGACCTGCCCGCCTACACCGTCGAGACGCTGCAGTCCGATTCCGCGATCGCGGCCCTGCGCGCTGCTGCAACCGGCGACATGCATTTCCGGGCGCTGCTCAATTCCGTCGGCCGCGCCACGATCCTGACCGGCTTCGCCAGGGGCGCCGATCTCGATCTGCACGGTCTCGCGACCCGTACGCCGGGCTTTCCAGATGGCGTCATTCGCCATCCCGGCGAGCTCGACGAACCCTACGCAGCCCGCATCGTCGAAGCCCGCGCCGGCTCCTCGGCCGCCGGGCCGGATGCATGGTGGCTGTCGAATATCCGCGCCGCCCATGCCGGCGTCGCGGCCGCAACCTTGACCTATCTCGGCCAGGGCCGGTTGACGGTCGCGGTGGCGATCGCCGAGGACGCGGACGGAGCCGAGGTGCTCGAAGCGGTGCGCGCCCGGCTCGCGCGCGGCTGGGTCCGGCCGCAAGGCGTCACCGTCACGGTGGTGGCGGCATGAGCAGCATCTTCCTCGCTGACAGCGCCGCCTTCTACACCCGTGCCGTCGCTGACGTCTCCGACAGCTATGGCCGCCTGCGCGGCGAGGTCGGCATCATCCGCGAGATCGGCCGGACGGTGTTCCCGAGCGACTGGCTGCCCTGGCTGATCGAGAATGTCGGCATGGGCGCGGTCATCCCGTTCGTGCCGGAGGACGGCTGGCTCAACGTCTACCAGCAGCGGGCCTGGGTGTACTATCGCGGCACGGCCGCCGCCCATGAGGCCGCACTGGGCTGGATCGATTTCGACGCGACCTATCGCGACGGGCCGGTCGATACCCGCTTCAGCGACCACTATGACCTGATCCTCGACCGCTATCCAGTCCATGCCGATCTGCCGGCCGTTATCGGCTTGAGCCGGTTGAGCAAGACGACGACCTCGGTCTTTCACCGGGTCATCTTTGGCCATGACGTGCCCGCCGCGCGTGCGGCCCATGACGCCCATGGCTCGGCGCTGCGCGGCTCCTATTCGGGGGTCGAGTGGCGCGAAGGCTGGCCCAAGCTCTCGCTGCGCGCCACGGTCGGCGGCCGGTTTGCCGGTCCGGTCGAGGCCGGTGTCCATGGCGACGCCCTGGTCTTCATCTCGGCGCATGGCACGCCCGCGCGGCACTGGCGCTTCGGCTACAGCCGCCACGGCTTCGACACCCCCGGCCCCTGGCGCTCGGCTGGCCTGACCACGCTGATGTCGATCGGAGGCAATGCGCAGGACGCGCCATGGTCGCGGCTTCCCTGGTCGGAAGAGGCTCATGGCGCAAGGCCGCTCGCGGCCGGCGACGCCGACCTCTTCGACCCGCCGGTCGTCGATCCCGAGGGGTCCGATCATATCCGCTTTGCCCATAGCCGCCGGGCGGTCGACGCCATGCAGGAGACACCATGAGCTTCCTCGACGCCGGCCGCATCGGCCTGATCAGCACCATCCGCGACCGCCTGACGGCCTCGCCGCGCGCAAGCCTGGTCGGCTTCGGCGCCGGCCTGCCGGCCTGGGACGAGGATGGCATTCCAGCCGTCGCGCGAGAGACCACGGCGCTGGTCGCGCCGCTGGCCTATGTCACGCCCTTCGCCGTCGATTTCGCCAAGCTGCGCTCGGAAGTGGTCAGCCCCGGCCCGCTGCCCGTCATCGTCGACGGGATCGAGTATGAACCCGTCGTGGCGCCGACCGCGCTGCTGCTGGTGCGGGCGCTGCTGCCGTCAACCTTCGCCGCCGAGGACGATCAGGTGCTGCGCGAGGTCGGGCTTTCGCTCTCGCCAAGCTTCGTCGGCGGCTTGCCGCCGGCGCAGGCGCGCTTCCTGCCCTCCGAGCTGACCGCTGTCGGCTCGATGCTGCTGATCCGCCGGTTCTCGCCGATCCCTCACGATGGATCGAACAGCGGGACCATGGCCGCTTTCCTCGTGGAGCTCTGATCGATGTCCTATAATCCCGCCGAGATTCACGACGAATTCGACCCGGCCAAGCACTACGCCCGGATCCTGCGGCGCGACGCCGCCGACAGCTATCTGACCGGCCAGGACGAAAACGAAGCCGACAGCATGATGCTGCGGCAGATCACTAACCTCGGCCAGGTCGTGCTCGTCGATGGCACCGTGTTGAGCGGCGCCGACATCACGGTCGACGTCAATACGGGCGAGACCGCGGTCGAAGCCGGCAAGATCGCCGCGTTCGGTCTGGTGCGCGAGCCCGCCGGCGCGAGCCTCACGGTGCCGACCACAGGCGAATTGACGGTCGGCATCTGGATCGAGACGCGCATCGTCGACGAGACCGACGACGCCGACCTGATCTTCAACCCGCCTGGCACGTCGTTTCCGGCCTCGGGCTCGGCGATGTCGCCGCGCGAGCAACAGCTTGCCCGCTGGGGTCTCTCGACCGAGGTCAATATCGACACCTCCGACGTGACCTTCGCTTACGTCGCCGTCTACCGGATCAAGGACGGCGTCGTCATCCGCCCGCTGCCGGGGCGCGGCGCCTGGGCCGACGATCTGGAGCGCTACGATCGCGAGGCGCACGGCTCCTACACCGTCGCCGGCATGCAGGTTACGGCGCTGGGCAAGACTGGCAGCGACCAGGTCTTCTCGATCTCGGCCGGCACAGTCAACGCCTGGGGCCGCAAGATCGACCGGGCTTACGACACCCGCCACGTCCAGGTCGAAGCGCCGCCGATTCGCATCGTCCAGGGCGAACACCATGCCTATGTCGACAGCGCCGGCAGCATGGTGATCCCCGTGCGCAACACGCCGGTGTCTTCGGTTCAGCGCGTCGAGGTTCTGAAGGAGCGCACCGTCGCCCTGACCAAGGGCATCGCCAACAGCCTGGACACGCTGCCCGACGCCTCGATCGACAGCCTGATTTCGGTGACGCAAGGCGCCACCACCTATGTCGCCACGACGGACTATGTGCTGTTGGCAGACAAGGTCTCGTGGGCGCCGGGCGGCTCCGAGCCGTCGCCCGGCTCGACCTATAGCGTGACCTATCGCTATTACGCAGTGATCGCGCCGACCAGCTTCACCGCCACCACCATCACGGTTGCGGGCGCCGTCAACGGCTCGCAGGTCACGCTCGACTATTCCTACAAGGTGCGCCGGATCGACGCGATCTCGATCGAGGCGAATGGCGACGTCGTCTACACGCTCGGCCCGGTCAACTATCTAGCGCCGGAGCCGCCGACGGCATCGAGCCAGGCGCTGACCCTCGCTCATGTCGACAACGACTGGATCAACACGCCGGTCGTGACGAACGTCGCCGCGCCGGCCGTCTCCTTCGCGAGGCAGGCGATGGAGAGCGCCAGCATCGAGGATCTGCGTTCGGTGGTCTCGCGCCTGGCGCTGCAGGTGGCGCTTGGCTCGGATCAGGCTTCGGCGCGTGACCGGCAGTTCGTCGATGCCATGACCGACGACAGCCAACGCGATCTCGGCATCTCGCAGACGGCAGCCATCGCTGGCGGCGTGCTTCGCCTGCCGATCGCGGTCTCGGTCCAGAACCTGACCATCGCCGCGCCCGTCATCCCCGCCCGGACCTATACCCGCGTGCGCACTCTGGAGACGTCCGACGGCAGCTTCACGTTGAGTTCCGCGCAGAAGCTCGGCGTGATGACGATCGCCGAGAAGTATGACCCGCGCCTGACCGGCCAGGGCGTGCTGGCTCCCGACACCTTGCTGCTGGCGCGCACGGTGACACCGCCCGACGGTCCTGTGATCGGCGCGCGGACCCAACTGGGCGCGCTTGGCGCCAGCGCGCGCTTCAAGGTCCAGACGCTGCATGCGACGGTCACGGGCGTCGCCCCGGCCGCGACGCTTTCGACGCTGACCTTCAATGACCAGACCGTGACGCCGACCGGCGGAGTCGCCGACGGTGCCGGGGTCTCCGCCTTCACCTTCGACGTGCCGGCAGGCGAGCCGCTCGGCGGCAAGCGCATCATCGCGACCTATAGCGATGGGACCCGCGCTGGCGTGATCTGGGGCTTCTATTCACATCAGCGGCCCGACAACCAGAGCACCCATATTCGCTTCAAGGTGCCGGCGCTGGGCGAGTGGATCGGCCGCATCCAGTTCCAGGTGCACGACGTCGGCGGCACTGAGCCGATCTACTGGGCGATCTCCGAGGGCGAGGGAAATCCTGACATCCCTTTCCGCAACGATGGTGTGCCGCTCGCCGAAGGGCTGATCCCGATGACGGGCGTCAGCGACGGCGACTGGATCACGATCACGCCGCCGCCGATGTTCGGTCGTGACCAGGCAATCCGCGTGCATCTGTCCTCGGCGAGCCCGCACAAGCTCAAGACCGCACCGGCCAACGACACCGCCTATGGCAGCTCGCAATCGAGCGGCCGGACGCTGGTGCATCGCATCGACGCCGCGACCATGGGGCAAGCGGTCACGACCGTATCGCTGGGCACCGTCGCGGTGACCGGTATCACCGACATCGCGATTGCGGCCGAGACCTGGGGCGCGGCCTCATTTGACCAGTGGTCACCCGACGTCACCTTCACGCTGGTCTTCGGCGGCGAGACCTATGTGCTGGAAGCCAACAAGAGCACGATCCCGCTCGCGGCGCCCTATACCGGCAACATCGCGATCAGCGCCAATGTCGCCTCGCGCGCCCGCTACGGCTCCAAGGCCGGCGTGCTTAGTTTTCTCTGGCCTCGCGTGCAGTTGGTCACCGGGATCATCCAGACAGCGGGAACCTACATCTCGCAGGCTCAGACGGCGATGGCTGCTCAGTCGCTCTCGGTGTTCTTCACCGCGCTGAAGGATCCCGATGCGACCATCACGGTCGATGTCCAGGAGAGCGGCGGCGGCTGGACGGCGATGACGCAGGCGGCAGCCGTGCCACTCGGCAACAACTGGTTCGATTTCCGGTTCAACAAGGCTGCCTTCACGTCGACTGCGCCCCGGATCCGCATCACCCTCGGCGGCGACGTCGCCAAGCGGGTCTATCTCGATAACGTCCGGTCGGCGAGCTACTGATGGCGATCCTTGACGACACCGCAAGCGGGGTGCCTCTGCCGCACCCTGATAACCCGGCCAAACTGGACGCCGGCCGCATCCGCGACGCCTTGACCGCGCTCGATGCCCGGCAGGTCGAAGGCGGTGATGACGTATCAGCGCTTCAGGAGGCTATCGAAGACGAGGTGACGGCCCGCCAGATGGCCGACGCTGAGGAAGCCAACGATCGCACTGACGCCATTGCCGCCGAGGCCGCTGCCCGGCTCGCTGCCGATCTCGCCCTCGCCGAGGCGATCGACGACATTCCTGAGTTCGACGGCTCGATTTTCTACACCAAGACCGAGGTCGACGGCTTATTCGCCGGCGTGCCGAGTTCCGGCGTCCTGTCGGCTCTGGCCGCGCGCTTGAGCTATGTGGAGCTGATGTCGCTGTGGAACACAGGTGGGACCGTCGATGTCTTTGCTGACGGCTTCCATTCGATCGCTGGGACCGCAGTTGTTGACGCAGCCGCCACCAGCGACGCGACCATCAGCGCGTCGGTCACTGAAGGGCTTTCTAGCAACAATCCTACGCTCCCGTTTACCCCAGCTTCGAACGCATCACCTGCGGGATACACGTTCGCAATGTCGCCGGCGCCGACCGTCGCCAGCGATGAATACAAGGCTATGGCCTACACGTCAGGAACCGTGTCGACCGCCGCGAACACCGCATTCACTTTCGAGGTTACACCGCCAACTTCAAGGGTTGTCGATAACTGGTTTGGAACAGCAACACTTGGGGCGGCGCGGAGCTTCACGCTGTTTTTCGAGGGCTTTACAGGCGGTTCTTGGGCGACGCTCGACAGCATCAACTTCAGTGCGACGACAAACGGTTCGGTCAACGACAACCCCGGCCGAACAATTTCGCCGCAAACGAACACGCTTTACAGCAAATTCCGTTGGCGCGTCGCTATCACTTCTGGCGGCGCGACGACGCTGACGTGGGATGGTCTCGGTTGTGTCGCCTTCATCAAGCCGGTTGTGCAGTCGAACGCCTTTACGGCTATGAGCGCGCCGGCGACGATCCGAGTGGACGTTGACGCTCAGTTTTCGGTTGGCGGCGCATTGCAAGCAAGTGATCTTGTCGCGGAGGTCTCTCGCGATGGTGGCACGACATGGATCGCTGTGCCTCTCACGCTCTACCCTGGCGCCAGCAGCGGGTTTGGAACGCTGAAGTACCCTTGCTACGGCACGGTCACAATGACCGGGCCAAGCGGGACAGCAGTGAAGTGGCGGATTTCGCAGGCCGCAAGGCTCGTCTCGACCACTAAACGCCTCCAGATCAACTCGGTCATGCTGAGGTGGACATGAGCATCAACGACGCCGTGTTCCGGCTGGCGCAGGCGCCTGCTCCCACCATGGCCGAGCGCCGCGAGCGCGCCTTCGAGAGTGCCATGGCCTATGGCAACGCGATCACGTCCAAGATCACCGGGACCTATTCGGACGCCGAGGCACGCACCTGGACGATCCAGGAGGCCGAGGCGCGGATGGTGCTCGATGGTGATGATCTGCCCGAGAGCGCTCTCCTGCCGCAGCTCGCGGCCGACAAGGGCGTGACGCTGCTCGAATATGCCGAGGGCGTCGTCGCCAAGGCCGATGCCTTCCGTGCCATCGTGCGCGCCGCCGTCGCGCTGCGGCGGGGGGCTGAAGCGCTACTGTCGGAAGACATTACCACGCCCGAACTGCTTGCCGAGGCCGTCTCAACACTACGCGCGCAGACGCACACAGCTGCGGTTGGCCTGGGGTTGTCGTTGTAGCATGGCATATTGGGCAAGCCGCTTGTCATTCAGGACCTCGGCTGCGAGAGGCCTACTGACGTATTAGCTCCGCCCGCCTGAGTGTCGCATTCCACCATCCAACGGCAGCAAAATTACCATCAGGCTTTCTGCTGAGGTAGATGTTGTCCGCTATCTTGAGTTCCCGACCTACGACCTCGCCAGTCATAGAACGGACAACCTGATACTGGTCATCGACATGGTCGAGGTGTTGCGTGAAGACGATAGCCTTGGTCGGCCCAACCGGAATGACCGTGAACGAAATAGGCCATGTGTCGTTCCACTTGCCTGTATAGACACCCATCCAGCCTACGATAGCGCTGTCGGGGAGGACCACGCTGCCCTTCAAATCACTATGAGCGACTTCGAGCTTATCTACCTTTACCTTTAGCTCTGCGAGCGCACTCTGTCCGGATTTTATCAGTTGGATATTGTCGTTCACGACAACGAAGGCAGCATAACACGCGGCTATGGCAGCCATGACGCCGCATAGCCCCCCCCAAATTTGCTTGGCCGTTAGGCTTGCCATAGCTGCGGTCCATGAGACGCGCGTCCCACTCTTACAGGTGTCCGCGCGCTCGTAATTTCCGGCCCTCTGACCGTGCCGTCAAGCACAAGGTCGCCGAGCCGGAGCCCCAACGATGCCGACCAGCGAATTCTTCCATGGCGTACGCGTCTTCCAGGTCGGCTCCTCGACCCGGCCGGTGTCCGTCAACGAGTATTCGACACTTGGCGCGGTGGCGATCGCCCCGAACGCCGACCCGGACGTCTTCCCTCCTGATGTCGTCACCACCGTCTTCACCAATGACGCCACCGCGCGCGCCGCTCTCGGAACCGGCGGCAACACCGACGCCATCTGGGATGCGATCGATGACCAGGGCGTCGTAGGCGAACTGCAGATCGTCCCGGTCGAGCTGGGCGAGGGCACCGGCCAGGCGCAGATCGAGGCGACGATCGCCAACATCGTCGGCTCGGGCGCGGACCATTCCGGCGTCCATGCCTTCAAGCTGGCTTCAAAGCCAGCCAAGCTGCTCTTCGTGCCCGGCTATACGAGCCAGCGGATCTCGAATGCCAAGAACCCGGTCATGGCGGAGCTGGACGGGATCGCCGCAAGACTTCGCGCCATCAAGATCGGCGATACGCCCGACGCCTCGAAAGAGGCGGCCGAAACCTATCGCGACGACTTCGCCGACGACAAGCGGGCCTACCTGTTCCACCCGTCCGTGAAGGTGCTGCGCGGCTCGGCCGTGGTGAACGAGCCGGCTTCGGGCCGCGTCGCCGGCCTCTTCGTCAAGCGCGACAAGGAAATCGGCGGCCCGTGGGAGAGCCCCTCCAACCAGGCGATGGGCGGGATACTGGGCGCATCGCGGCCGATCAGCTATTTCACCGGCGAGCCCGACAGCGAGGCGAACTACCTCAACGAGATCAAGATCGCGACGCTGCGCGCCAACGGCATCCTGTGGGGCAACGAGACCTGCGCCGCCGATCCACTCGACCGCTTCGTCAATGTCGTGCGCACCAACGACGCGATCGACGACGCCGTCGTCGACTCCTTCTACTGGGGCATGGACCGGCGCCTGACGGTGCCGCTTGGGACCTCTGTCATCCAGTCGCTCTCGAACTTCGGCGATGAGCTAGTGGCGGCGACCGCCGTGATCGACTTCCGCGCCTGGTTCGAGCGGCCCCTTAACAGCAACGAGGGCATGTCGTCCGGCATCTTGCGGGTTGAATACGACCGCGAGCCCTATGCGCCCTTGCAGGATCTGCAGTTCGGCGCGCGACGCAACATCACCTACCACGCCCAGGTCGCCAACGGCATCCTGCAGTCGCTTGAGCGCTCCGAGGCAGCCTGACGCCCGAGCCTTTCAGCCTCGCCCTGACGGAGATCATTCATGGCCGCCATTCCGCTGCTGCTTGTCCAGGGCAGGAACGCTTACATCGAGTACGGCAACAACGCTGCGCTCAACACCCATCTCTCGCTCGGCAAGGTCAAGCTGCCGGTCAACAAGGAGTCCTATGAGGACTTCCAGCCCGGCGCGACCAACGGCTCGATCGAGATAGCGACCGGCGCCGAGGCCTGCATGCTTGGCTTCGACCTGAAGGGCATGCAGCCCGAGGTGCTGGCGCTGACCCAGCTGCCACGCGGCGACCGGCTCAAGATCACCATCTTCGGTGCGCTTGTGAACGAATATGCCGAGAGCGCCGAGGACCGCGAGATCCAGGTGACGGCCACGGCCTATGGCCGCCTGAACGCCGAACTCGGCGAGCTGGAGGCCAATATGGGCACCGACTACGAGCTGCGCTCGATCTCGAAATACTCCCTCGTGATCAAGACCAACGAGATCTGCCGCTTCAACATCCAGCAGGGTGGCTGGCAGTCGATCGGCGGTCAGCGTGCCCGTATCAACCAGATGATCGGCGTGGCGGGCTGACATGGCCATCCAGAGCGCCTTCGAGCCCGATCCGGATCTGGAGCCGATCAAGCCGCCGGCGGCAGAAGAGGCTCGGCCAGCCTCGCCGCGGCCGGCTTCTCCTGGCCCTGCGGTTCAACCGGCCGATCCCGCCCAGTGGTCGCAGACGGTGCCCCTGGCGTTCCCCGTGACCGTGGACGGCGAGCCTTTGACCTTCATCACGCTCCGCCGCGTCACCGGCAAGCAGGTGACCGATCTGCTGATGCAGGACGACGAGGAGCACAGTCTGAACCGTCGCGCTCGTGCCCTCGTCGCCGGCGTGCATCCCGACGTGCTCGACGGCCTCGAAGCGGACGATCTGGTGAACGTGCTGGAGGCCGCCCGCCCTTTCTTGCCGCGCGCCCTTCAGGGCGCGGATCTGCTCGAAGTGGCGGCCGACGTGCTGGCGCTCGGCGACGCCGCCGAACCGGCCTGAGGGCGTTGGCGGCCTACTGCCTGGAGCTTGCTGCGATCGCGCACACGCCGCTCCCCGCCGTGCTCGCCATGCCGGTCGACGAGATCCTGACCTGGCACGCTGAAGCGGTGCTGTTCACGATCGGAGAGGACGGCTGAAATGGCCGATATGCGCGTCAAGCTGATCCTGGACCTGGTCAACCGCTCCAAGGGCGGTGCCGACAAGGCCAAGCGCGACTTGAAAGACGTCAAGACCGCAGCCCAGGCGCTGAATGGCGTTCGGGCCGGTGACAGGATCGCCCGCGATCTGAAGCTGACCGCCGAACAGGCGCGCAATGCCCAGCTCGCCATCGGTCGCGCGCGGGCCGAAATGCAGGCCCTCGGCCGCACGAACGTCAAACCGCAGGGCCTCTCGGCTATGACGGCGACACTGGCCGGCGGCCGCAACCGGCGATCGCCAAAGGAGGCTGCGACCGCGGCCGCGGCGAGTGCGGCCTCATCGCTGCCGCTGCTCCTCGCCGGCGGAGGTGCCACGGTTGCGGGATTGGGCGGCGCCTACCTGCTTGCCGCCGGGCTCCGGAAAGGCACCAACGAGGCGCTCGCCCTCGAAAAGGCTTTGTACGAGGTCGAGAAGGCGACCGACGCCGACACGGCCGGCATGGCCGCCTATCGGGCCCAGACGGTCGCGCTATCGATCGCCACGGGCAAATCGGCGGAAGAAATTGCCGGCATCACGGCCGCGGCCGGATTCGCCGGCCGACCGGTAAAGGAGCTGGCGCGGTTCACAGAATACGCGGCCAAGGCGACCGTCGCCTGGAACATGGGTTCGGCCGAAACCAGCCAGGCGCTCGCTGAGATCGGCAACATCTATCAGGCCAACCAAAGCCAGATCGAGGCGATCGGCGACGCCGTGAACAAGGCCGCCGATATCTCGGCCGCCCGCGAGACGGATCTGCTGAGCATCCTCAACCGTGCCGGCGCGGCTGGGAAGCAGATCGGCGTAAGTTCCAATGGTGTGCTCGCCCTTGGCGCCGCCCTGAAGGAGGTCGGGACGCCGGCCGAGGTCGCCGCGACGGCGCTCAACGCGCTCTTCACCAATGTCTCGCTGGGGGATGAGGCGACGAAGGAGTTCGGCGAGGGCCTGAAGGTCCTCAAGACGAACTCGAAGAAGCTTCAGGCGGCGGTCCGGAAGGACGCCATGGGCGCAATCGTCGACCTGCTGGGGCGCATCGAGAAGATCCCTGACGGCCTGAAGCGCATGGAGGTTTTGAAACAGCTCTTCGGCCGGGAATATGCCGATAACATCGGCGCGTTGCTCAACAATCTCGGCCGCCTGAAGGACATCACGGCGACCCTCAACGACAAGAAGCAGGTGCTCGGCAGCGTGGGCCGCGACTTCGAAAAGAAGCTCAAAACTGACTTCAGCAAGCTCGAACGCGCACAGCAGAGCGTGAACGAGCTGTACCGCAGGCTCGGTGACCCGCTCAAGATCGCTGCGGGCTCGATTGCCGAGGGGGTCAATGAAATCCTGCGAGCCTATGACGAGCTGGCCGCAGCCAAAGCCAAGATCGACGAGGTCGCTCAGAAGGTCGCGGAGGGGAAGCCCCTGGCACCGGGCGAGGCCGATATCGCCGCCAGCCATCCGGAGAAGGTCGCCACAGCCAACGAGCGCGTGCGGCGCGATCAGGCCCGGAAGGATGCGGGCGAAACCTTGGGCACGATCGCTAGATTGCCTGACGATGCCCAGGTGCGCGAACGCTTCCGGCTGATGCGCCGCCAGATCGAGCGCGAGATGGCAGGTCTTTCGAAGGAGCTGAAGCTGATCGGCCCTGACGGCCAGGGGCGACGGCGCAAGCAAATGCGCCTGGCGGATCTGCAGCGCCAGCTTGACCAGCTGCCGGCGGTGGACAATGTCCGCGAGACACCGCGAGGACCGGCGGATTTCGACGAGCGGCAGAGGGCCGCCGCGGCCGAGACCAAGGACCGGCTCGACAAGGAAGCCGAGATGACGCGGCTGAAGCGGCTGGCGCCGTCGGTTTCAGGCGAGACCAGCAAGGGCGTCGCCGATCGCATCCAAGAGCTGGAAGGGACACGTGGCGAGGGTGGGCTTTCTCGGGTGACGCCCAACATGGAGTTCATCCCGAAGCCGGATGCCAAACCCGGGAGGCCAAAAGGTGCGAAGAGGGCCGCGATGCCCGACATCTCGGCCCTGAAGGCCGCGATGCCCGACGTCTCGGGCCTGAAGGCCGCCTATTCGATCGACCTGCAGCCTGAGGGCCGCCTGATCTCCGAAAGCTGGGCTGCGGGCATCGCCGCAGGGGGCGCTGGCGCGAACACGGCCGCCACGGGCGCCAAGGATAGCGTTCTGGCAGCATTGCAGGGCGGTGACGCCACGGCGGCGGGCCTGCAGGTCGCGGCGTCATTCGCTGCCGGAATCACTGCGGGCACGCCGGCGATGGTTGCCGCCGCACGGGGAGCAAGAGCCCAGGTCGACGGCGTTATGGCCTCCGGTTCCAGCGGCAGCCGGAGAGCGATCTCGGGCGCCCTGCATGATGGAGTCGACTGATGGCGGTTATCCCGATCTTGGCCATCGGCGAGCATATCTTCGCGGCTCTGCCGCTCTCGATCCAGAAGATCAAGGAAACGACGAAGGCCAACTGGCCGACCATCAACCGCTTCGGCGTTGGGCCCGCGCGCCAGTTCACAGGCCGCGGCGAGGACGAGCTGGAGATCGAGGGGCTATACTTCCACCACGATTTCGGCGGCCACGCCGAGTACCTGGCGCTTAAAGCGACGCAGTCGGCCGGGCGGCCCGTCGAAGTGCTCGGTTGGTCCGTCGCCGGCGCGGCGGCCAGCGTCTTCGGGACGTGCGTCATCCTGGAGGTCGGTGCCACGCACGAGCAAATCGCGGAGGACGGCATCGGCGTGAAGGTCGAGTTCTCCGTCAAGCTCGCGCCGTTTGGCGGTGCTGCGGCGTTTGGAGGGCTGTTCTGATGCGCGTCTTGGTCTCGCGCGACGACATGACCGTCGACCTGATCGTCTGGCAGGCAATCGGGCGGCAGGATGACCGACTGGTCGAGCGGACCTTTGAACTCAACCCCGGCCTCGCCACCTTGGGGCCGATCGTGCCGGTCGGCACTGAACTGGAGCTGCCGGACCCGGCGGCCGAGCGTCCGCCTCTGCGCGAAACCGTGAGGCTCTGGGGCTGATGCCGTTCGCGCTCGTCAGCCGTGGCGGGTTCACGCCGATGGTGAAGGTGACCGTCGATGGCCAGGAGGTCGCCGGCGGCTTCTATTCGCGGCTGATCAAGCTCTCGACCCGCGACGAGGGCGGCCAGAAGTCCGACCAGGTCACGATCGAGCTCGATGACGCGGGCAATCAGATCGCCCGGCCGCGCGACAAGGCCCGGATCGAGGTCTGGCTCGGGTTCAAAGAAACCAGCCTCGTCAAGATTGGCAGCTACGAGATGCAGTCCTTCGAGCGCAAGGGCTCATACGATGCAGGCGAGACCGTCACCATTCAGGCTAGCGCGGCCGACCTGAAGCGCCAACTGAAAGGCGCTGGCCGCGAAGCCTTCGAGGACAAGACGATCGGCGACATCGTCGGCGCGATCGCCAAGCGCAACGGCCTGACGCCCGCAATCGATACCGAGCTGGCCAAGATCAAGATCAAATACCGGGCGCGGATCGACACATCCGACATCGATTTCCTGACGACGCTCGGCGACGAGCATGACGCCGTGATCAAGCCGATGGGAACGCGCCTGGTCGCCGCGCCGCGCGGCAAGGCCAAATCGGCCGGCGGCGAAGCGCTCGCGCCGATCATGATCGAGAAGAGCGACTGCAAGGAATGGAGCTTCTCGCCGGAATCCCGCGCGCAGTACGGCAAGGTGAAGACCGCCTATATCGACCAGAAGACTGGCAAGCGCGTCTCCGAGACGGCCGAGACCGGGCTGCAGGGGCCTGATTTCGTGGTGCGCGACCCGCTACCGAACAAGGAACAGGCGAAGAAGAAGAGCGAGGCTGAGGCGCGCCGGCTGACCCGCAACACCGCCACCGGGAACTTCGTGATGCAGGGCCGTCCGGAGGCGCAGGCTGAAGCCGACGTCATACTTGGCTCTTCCTGGCCCTCAGACATGCAGATGACCCTACGTGCCGACGCGGTCGAGCATGAACTGAGCGACAGCGGCTTCACCACAAAGGTGGAGATCAAAGCGAAGGAGGATGGTTCGAGCAGCAAGAGCTGACGGAGCGTGACAGGGGAGCCTTGCGGCTCCGGCGGCCCGACCTTTGGGAGAGAAGGCCGCCCGACGAGACTAACATCACATCGCCCGTCACGACGGCCAAGGCCGCGTGCTCATGGGCGACGATTCTGGACTGCAGCACAAATGGAATCCGTGAGCCCGGTTAACCCGGTGGCCGGCTATGTCGGCGGTAAGAAGCAGCTCGCCCGCCGCCTGATCGAACGCATCTGCACGGTCGAACACTCTATATATGCGGAAGCCTTCGTCGGCATGGGCGGCGTCTTCCTCCGTCGGCCCTTGCGGCCGAAGGTCGAGGTCATCAACGACGCCTCTCGCGACATCGCGACGTTCTTCCGGGTGCTCCAGCGCCACTACCAGGCGCTGATGGACATGTTGAAATGGCAGGTGACCAGCCGGGCAGAGTTTCAGCGCCTTGTGGCGCAGGATCCTGAGACCCTGACGGATCTGGAGCGGTCTGCGCGTTTTCTCTATCTCCAGCGGCTGTCGTTCGGCGGGAAGGTCGCCAGCCGGTCCTTTGGCGTCGACACGGGCGGGCCGGGACGCTTCGACGTGAACAAGCTCGGCCCGATGCTGGAGGCCGCCCATGAGCGGCTGAGCGGCGTCTGGATCGAATGCCTAGGATGGCAGTCCTTTATCGAGCGCTGGGACCGCCCGGGCACGCTGTTCTATCTTGACCCGCCCTATTGGGGCACGGAGCACTTCTACGGGAAGGGCCTGTTCGACCGATCGCAGTTCGAGCTGTTGAGCGCCGCTTTACAACGGCTTCAAGGCCGCTTCATCCTGTCGTTGAACGACGTGCCCGAGGTGCGCGAGCTGTTCGCCTGGGCCACAATCGAGACGGTCGAGCTGAGCTATCAGGCGGGTGGAGCGGATCGCACGAAGCGGGTGCGGGAGGTGGTGATCACCCCTCCATGAACCGTTGCTCGACGCAATATTCGGGGCAGAGCCCCAAGTTCGCTGTGACTGCCACCCCGCAGTCTGCGTTGCCTGTTGCCGTACACCATGGATTCAGTCCAGCCTCTCGTCGGCTTTTCTTCGGGGAGTGGGGCATGGACTCTGAGCAGTCGGCAGCAACGTCATCGCCGGGCGATGCGGTGACCGTGACATATAATTTCACGCGCCCCGTCGAGATAGGCAAATTCAGCGAGAGCCTGGAAGGCCTGGCAGAACTCTATCGCAGCCAAGTCGCCCGGCTGGATGACGTCCCAAAAGACCTGCGTCTTTTCATAAAAGAGGTTCGCAAGGGCTCCATCGAGGTCGATTTGGTCGAGATGGTCAAGGTCGCGGGCGGTGCAGTCGCACCGGTCCTTTCGGACATCAAGATCGCTGTCGAGACGGTGCAGCGGGTGAAGCAGATCCTGGACTGGTTGAACGGCGACAGTTCCAAGCCGGTGGATCCAACGAAAAAGGAGATCGAGGCGGCCGCGAGCTTCTTGGCGCCGATCGCGGAAAACAGCGGATCGAACGTTCAGATCAACATCAACAACAGCCCGAATGCGGTCATCATGGTGGGCTCGCGGGACGCGAACGCCATGCAAAACAGCGCGACGAAGGCGCTGGAGGTGATGAAGACGCCGGTGAAACAGACATTGACCGAGGTGCCACTGGTCTGGGTCCAGACCGACCGCCAAGGATCGTCTGGAGGACGAACCGGCCTGAAAGCGATCGTGGAAGAGGCATCAAGCTCGCCCCTGCCGGTGTACTTTGCTGAGGCTGAGAAGGCAGCGCTCAAGGATGCCATGATCGCCGATATCGAATTCCCCTATCGCAAGACGTTCATCGTCGATGTCGAAACGATCGTCGTGATGGAGAGGCTCAAGGGCTACAAGATCCTCCGTCTTCACGACATCCTGGATTGACGGCCGCTGGCGGAACGGAGCCGACCTATGTCGAGGGAAACTGCAGGCAGGCGCCAGCACCAGATGATCCACGAAGCTGGGCGGTCGAAGATTGAGATAGAGGAACCATTGGGCACCGGCGCCAGGTGGCACGTGAACCTTGAGGCGAAGCAGGTCGCTGAGGGCGTGGACGTTATGATCCTAGGCAGCCTGGTAGTCAGGTTCACACGGCAGGAGGCCCGTGATTTTGCGCTAGCGCTGGAGCGCGTCGCAGCCCCAGACGCGTAGTGGCTCAGAAACGCGATCTGTTGCCATCTGATTGTTCGCTCGTTGCCATTTGATTGTTCGCGCTACACGTAGCCGCCAGCGAATCCGAGGCCAAGGCGCTCGCGGTGCTCGCCCGCACCGTGCGCGAACTGGTGGCGCTCGACGCGGCGTCGCCCGGCCGGGAGGACAAAGCCAACGATGAACTCTCGCCCGCCGCCGGACTCCGCCACGTCGCCGAACTCCGAAAGGAGCTTGCACGACGTCTTGATGCGCTTGCCGATCGAGAGCTGGGCCAGGCTGATCCCCCAGCTCATTCCTGATCTGGACGCTGACAGTGTGGTGGCCCTCAGTGAGTGCTGGACCCTGTTCGGCCGGGTCGATCAAAAGCTCGGTGAGCCGCCGCACAAGCCCGTCTGGCTTGTTCTGGGCGGTCGGGGCGCGGGCAAGACCCGCACCGGCGCCGAGTGGGTCAAGGGCATGGCGCTGGGGCAGGAGCCTTACGCACAGGCCGCCACCGAGCGCATTGCGCTCGTCGGCGAGACGCAAGGGCAGGTCCGCGACGTCATGATCGAGGGCGTCTCCGGGCTGCTGGCGATCCACACCCGCTGGGAGCGGCCGAGCTGGTCTCCCTCGCGGCGGCGGCTGGAATGGCCCAATGGCGCGATCGCCCAGGCCTTTTCGGCCGAGGATCCGGAAGGGCTGCGCGGCCCGCAATTCGGCGCCGCCTGGTCCGACGAGCTGGGGACATGCTGCAATTCGGGCTTCGCCTCGGCGACCGGCCGCGCCAGATCGTCACCACGACGCCGCGTCCCGTGCCGCTGATCAAGCGGCTGCTGAACGATTCGCAAGTGGCGGTGAGCCGCGCGGCGACGAGCGCCAACCGCTTCCACCTCGCGGTCGATTTCATCCGCAGCGTGACGCAGAGCTATGGCGGCACGCGGCTCGGCCGGCAGGAACTCGACGGCGAACTGGTCGAGGAAAGCGCCGATGCGCTCTGGACGCGGGCGATGATCGAGGATTGCCGCGAGCGGGAGGCGCCGGCTCTGGCGCGGATCGTGGTCGCGGTCGATCCACCGGCCTCGTCCTCGGCCCGCGCCGATTCCTGCGGGCTGGTGGTGGCCGGCCTCGATAGCGACGGAATCGGCCATGTGCTGGAGGACGGCACCGTGTCGGGCGCCCGCCCGCATGAATGGGCGGCCAAGGCGGTCGCACTCTACCGGCGTTTTGAGGCTGATGCGCTCGTCGTCGAGGTCAACCAGGGCGGCGAGATGGCCTCCGCCGTCATCCGCGAGGTCGATGCCGGCGTGCCGGTGAGCGCGGTCAGGGCGACGCGGGGCAAATATCTGCGGGCCGAGCCGGTGGCCGCGCTCTATGCGCAGGGGCGGGTGCGCCATGCCGGCGCCTTTCCGGCGCTGGAAGACGAGATGTGCGATTTCGGCCCCGGCGGCCTCAGCTCCGGCCGCTCGCCCGACCGGCTCGACGCGCTCGTCTGGGCGCTGACCCATCTGATGCTGGGCCCCAAGGGCCGGCCGCGGGTGCGGGGGATTTAGGCCCGCCATTCTCGGGCGTAGCCCTCGGGTCCGATCTTCGATCGGCCCAAGGATAAACTCCGCGAAGACCCGAGAACCTCGGGACGAGAAGACACTGGTTTCCGAGATGCTCAGGTCGAGCCCGAGCATGACGCACTCATAAGCGAGACCTCCATGCTCGCCGCGCCGGAACGCAAGCGCTCGCGCGTCGGGCCGCTGATCGCGCTGCACGAGGCCGGCCGCCCGGTCTGGACGCCGCGCGACTATGCGGCGCTCGCCCGCGAGGGCTATGAGCGCAACCCGGTCGTGCATCGCTGCGTCCGGCTGATCGCCGAGGCCGCGGCGCAGACGCCGCTGGTCGCCAAGATCGGCGATCGGGAGAGGCCCGAGCATCCGGCGCTCGCGCTGATCGACAGGCCCAATCCGCGCCAGGGCGGCATCGCCTTCCGGGAGATGCTGTTCGGGCATCTGCTGGTCGCCGGCAACGCCTATGTCGAGGCGGCCGGCACGGGCCGAGAGCCGCGCGAACTCTATGCGCTGCGGCCCGACCGGATGAAGGTCGTGCCCGGACGCGACGGCTGGCCGGAGGCCTATGACTACAGCGTCGGCGGCGACACGATCCGCTTCCGGCAGGATGAGGGCATCGTCCCGCCGATCCTGCATCTCACCCTGTTTCACCCGGTCGACGACCATTACGGCCTCTCGCCGATCGAGGCTGCGGCCTGCTCGCTCGACATCCACAACGCCGCCAGCGCCTGGCACAAGGCCCTGCTCGACAATGCGGCCCGGCCCTCCGGCGCACTGGTCTATGACGGGCCGGACGGGGCGAGCCTCACCGACGCGCAGTTCGAGCGGCTGAAGGCCGAGCTGGAGGACAGCTTCCAGGGCGCCCGCAATGCCGGCCGGCCGCTGCTGCTGGAGGGCGGGCTCGACTGGAAGCCGCTCTCGCTGACACCGGCGGAACTCGATTTCGTGGCCGCCAAGGGCGTCGCGGCGCGCGAGATCGCGCTCGCCTTCGGCGTGCCGCCGCTGCTGCTCGGCCTGCCCGGCGACAACACCCACGCCAATTTCGCCGAGGCCAACCGCGCCTTCTGGCGCCAGACCGCGATCCCGCTGGTGCGGCGCACGGCGCAGTCGCTGGCGCAGTGGCTGGGGCCGGGCTTCGGCGGCGAACTGACGCTGGAGCCGGACCTCGACGCGATCGAGGCCTTGGCCGAGGAGCGGGAATCGCTCTGGCGCCGGCTCGGCGCGGCGACCTTCCTCAGCGAGGACGAGAAGCGCGAGGCGGTCGGCCCATGAACCTGCTCGACCAGATCGTCACCGCCTTCGTCGGGCGCGCCGATGTCGGCCATCTCGGGCTCCTGCTTTGGGCTGCGACGGCCTCGGCCGCAGCCTGGTTCGTGATGCGCGAGCTCTCCGCCGCCAACCGGCGCTTCGACGATTTCGTGCGCGAACTCAACCGCTTCAACGCCCGTCACGAGGGGGACCAGCCATGACGCGTTCCGCCGATCAGAAGCCCGCCCCGCCGAAAGCCTCCGGCCCGGGCCGCAACCCGCCGCGGCAGCCGGCGCGCGGGCCGGCCAACACCGAGACCTTTGGCCGCTTCCTGCGCAATCTGGCGCGGCTGGAGGGCGGGGCGGGGCGTGCGGGCAAGGCCGGGGAGCGGGCGCGATGAGGGCGTTGCCTCCCGCCGGTCCCTGCGGCCGCGAGTCCAAGTTCCTGCCTCTGCCGCCGGCGCGCATCGGCCTCGACGGGCTGTTCGAGGGCTATGCCAGCCTGTTCGGCATCGCCGATCTCGGCAAGGACATCGTCGAGCGCGGCGCCTTCCGCGAGAGCCTGGTGCGGCGCGGGCCTGCCGGCATCAAGCTGCTCTGGCAGCACGATCCCGCCGAGCCGATCGGCCGCTGGCTCGCGCTCACCGAGGATTCCCGCGGGCTCTTCGTCAGGGGCCAGCTCTCACTGGCGGTCGCCCGGGCCCGGGAGATCCACGCCCTGATGCGCGAAGGCGCGGTGGACGGGCTCTCGATCGGCTTCCGTTCGGAGCGCGCCCGCACCGAGCCGCGCAGCGGCCTGCGCCGGCTGGAGCGGATCGACCTCTGGGAGATCTCGATCGTCACCTTTCCGATGCTGCCGCAGGCCCGGATCTCCACCGTCAAGGCGCTGCGCCCCGCGCAGCGGTCCTCTCACGCCGCCTTCGCTCACGCCTGAAACTGCTTTTTCCCCGAAGGAGAGACCATGACCACTGCCAATCACGCTCCCGAGAGCAAGGCCGCCGGCGCCGATCTGTCGCTGGCTTTCGACGATCTGCGCTACACGCTGGAGAGCTACCGCGTCAGCAATGACGAGCGCCTCGCGCAGATCGAGAGCCGCCACGGCGTCGACCCGCTGACCGAGGAGAAGATGGCGCGCATCGACGCCGCCCTCGACGACGCAACGCGCCGTCTCGACCGCCTGACGCTGGACCGCAGCCGCCCGGTGCTCGGCCGCGACGAACCGCGTGATCCGCTGGTCGGCGAGCACAAGGCCGCCTTTGCGGCCTATATCCGCAGCGGCGAGGCCGGCGGACTGAAGCGTCTCGAAGCCAAGGCGCTCTCGGCCGGCTCGGGTCCGGACGGCGGCTATCTCGCGCCCTCCAGCGTCGAGAGCGAGATCCTGCGTCGGCTCTCGACCGCCTCGCCCATCCGCGCGCTGGCGACGGTGCGGACGATTTCGTCGGGCACCTACAAGAAGGCCTTCTCGACCACCGGGCCGGCCTCGGGCTGGGTCGGCGAGACCGCGGCGCGCCCGCAGACCAGCTCGCCCACCCTGGCGGAGCTCTCCTTCCCGGCGATGGAACTCTACGCCATGCCGGCGGCGACGCAGACCCTGCTCGACGACGCCATCGTCAACATCGACCAGTGGATCGCCGAGGAGGTCGAGAGCGCCTTCGCCGAGCAGGAGGGCGCGGCCTTCGTCAGCGGCGACGGCATCGACAAGCCCAAGGGCTTCCTCGCCTATCCGATGGTCGCGGAGGCGAGCTGGAACTGGGGCAGCATCGGCGTGCTCAACACCGGCGTCGCCGGCGCCTTCGCCACGGCCAACCCCTCCGACATCCTGGTCGATCTCGTCTATGCGCTGAAGGCCGGCTACCGCCAGAACGCGTCCTTCGTGATGAACCGCAAGACGCAAGGCGCCGTGCGCAAGTTCAAGGACTCGACCGGCCAGTATCTCTGGCAGCCGCCGGCCTCGATCGGCGCGCCCGCGACGCTGATGGGCTTCCCGCTGGTCGAGGCAGAGACCATGCCCGACATGGCCAACAACGCGATCGCGCTCGCCTTCGGTGACTTCCGGCGCGGCTATCTCGTCGTCGACCGGGCGGGCGTGCGCATCCTGCGCGATCCCTATTCGGCCAAGCCCTATGTGCTGTTCTACACGACCAAGCGGGTCGGCGGCGGCGTGCAGGACTTCGCGGCGATCAAGGGGCTGAGGTTCGCCGTCTGACGCGGGTCTCTTCGCCCGCGGGGACGACACGCCTCAGCGGGCGAACCACCAGCTGTAGCTCGCCGCGGGCGGGGCCCGCTCGCCCGCGCGCGGATTGGGGCCGAGCGCCAGCAGCCGCGCGGCCGAGTCGGTGATCCAGACCCGGTGCTCGCTGATCGGCGTGATCGCGGTGAAGCCGCCGCAGATGCGCCGCTCGCGCGTGTTGAGCGGGCCGCTCGACCAGCTCACGATCCCCACGAGATCGCGCGAGCGGATGTCACCACGCAGCACCGGCCCGCCGGAATCGCCGCGGCAGGCGCCGGCACCGGGCGTTTCGCCCTTGGCCTCGGCATCGACCGCCACCTTGACCGTGTTCTGTGTCGTGTAGTTGCCGGCATTGACCAGCCGGGTCTCGCGCAGGCGGCGCGCGGTGTTCTTGTTGGTCTCGATCGAGAGGCCGAAGCCGGCCATGGTCACCGTCTCGCCCTGCCAGAGACTGCCGCCCAGGGTGACGGGCTGGATGTCGGCAGGGAGGGGGGCCGCCAGCCGGAGCATGGCGAGGTCGGCCCCGGGCTGGGTGCGCGGCGTCGTTCCCGGCACGAAACTGGGGTGCGGCAGGACGGCGACGACGGCATGCCGGCGGGCGCGGAACTTGGTGTCCAGGCTGACGACGCTGACCGATCCACCGCCCATCGCGCGATCGCGGCTCCGGAGCAGAGCTCGCCGCGGCTGGTCTCGACCCGCAGCGTCGAGGCCCGGGCACCGCGGACATCCTGCGACGGCACGCCTCCCACCACCGCCAGCGCCGGCGTGGTGCCGACGAGAAGGGCGCAGGTCAGGACGAAGAGAAAGCGGCGCGGTGTCATGATGCGAACCGGTTGTGATATCGCCCTCAATCTAGGTGCTGCGGCGCTGCAGTCCAGCCTTTTGCCTCACGAACCCGGCGACCAGTTGGCACGCTCGCCCCAGCCGGCCAGCGTTCCATCGATCCAGCGGCGTTGCGGCGCGACGAGAACGCCCTGGCTGAGCAGGCCGCAGCTTTTCCCCAAAGGCCCGGTCGACCAGCTCGTCACCGCGATCACGCCCTCGCCGTCGCGTTCCATCATCGGGCCGCCGGAATCGCCCTGGCAGGCGCCCGGGCCGGGCGTCTTGCCGGCGCCGACGGGGTCTGCCGCCCAGAGCAGCAGCTTGCCGGGCCCATAGGGCTCGACCACCGCAAGCGCCGCCGAGCGATAGACGCCGGTGCTGCGGGCCTCGCCCTCGCGCGAGACGCCGTAGCCGGCCAGCACGACCGGCGCTCCGCTGCGTGGCGGCGCGCCGTCGCGCAGATCGGCGGGCCTGAACCGGCCGGGCAGGGGCTGGGACAGGCGCAGCAAGGCCAGATCGATGGAGCGCTGCCGCGTCGCGACGGCGTTGGCGCGGAAGTCCGGATGCATCGCGACGGCGGCAGGCGGCAGCAGCACCGGCTCGCCGCCGTCCTTCCAGTGGATGCGCAGTTCCGTGCCGCCCGCCGCGCAATGGGCGGCGGTGAGAACGGTTCGCGGCGACAGCACGATGCCGGTGCACACGCCGCCGCGTGCGTTCAGGACCATCCCTCGCGGCCGGCGACCACGGCGCCGGCCTGGGGCACGGCCAGCGCCAGACCGCAGACGACGCTGCCCAGGCTGATCAGACGTCCGATGCGCATCGCGCTCCTCCGGTGACGGAAGACGCTCGATAGCGCGTCGCTCCCCGCAATTGAACCCTCGATCGGAGCGCCCATGACGCCGCTTGCCCTGACCCCGCCGGCCGAGGAGCCGGTCTCGCTGGCCGAGGCGCGCGCCTTCCTGCGCCTGGATGAGGCGGCGGAGGACAATCTGCTGGCCACGCTGATCACGGCCGCCCGGCTGATGGTGGAAGCCGCGTCGGGGCGCCTGCTCGTCGATCAGACCTGGCGCATCGTGATCGATCGCTGGCCGCAGGGCGGCGCGCTGCGGCTGCCGCTCTCGCCCGTCGGAGCGATCACGGCCGCGCGGGTCTATGACGCGCTCGGCATCGCCCAGCCGGTCCAGCCTTCGGCCCTGCGTCTCGACACCAGCGCCGATCCGCCGCTCCTGCAGGTGGTCGGGGAGGTGCCGGAAATCGGCCGGGCCCAGGGCGCGATCGAGATCGACGTCGTAGCCGGCTTCGGAGCGACCGCGGCCGCGGTTCCGGCCCTGCTGCGACAGGCGGTCCTGCGCCTGGCCGCGCGCTGGTTCGAGCACCGGGGCGATGTCGTCGGGCGCGATGCCGAGGCGCTGCCGCCCGAGATCCTGGCGCTGGTCGCGCCGTTCCGCCGCGCGAGGCTCTGAGCCATGGCGCCTTCGAACCCGGATCGGGCCCGCGTCGGGGCGCTGCGTCGGCGGCTCCTGCTCGAGGCCGCGATGGCGACGCCCGACGGTCTCGGCGGGACAACGCAGGTCTACGAGACCGTGGCTGCCGTCTGGGCCCAGCTCGAATGGATCGCTGGCGGCGAGCGCTGGCGCCTGGGGCGGCCCGAGCAGGTCGCGACACACCGCGTCACCCTGCGCTGGCGCGCCGGTGTCGATGCCGGCCAGCGCCTGCGCGACGGCGACCGCCTCTTCGACATCCGCGCGGTGGCCGACCCCGACGGCGGCCGGCGCCGGCTGGTCTGTCTGGTGCAGGAGATCGGACCGTGAGCGACTCCATTCTGGCCGTTCGCGCCGCGATCCAGGCGCGGCTCGAATCCGATCCGGGCCTCACGGCCCTGATCGGCCCCGCCCGCATCCATGACGAGGCGCCACGGGGCGCAGGCGGCAGCTACATCGTGCATGGCGAGGTCGAGGCGCGCGACTGGTCGACTGGCAGCGACAGCGGCTGCGAGCAGGAGTTCGGCCTCACCGTCTGGGCCGGCGAGAGCGGCTCGTCCCGGCTGGCGCTGGAGGCCGCCGCGCGCATCGTCGCTCTGCTCGACGGGGCCGGTCTCACGCTCTCGGGCCACCGCCTTGTCAATCTGCGTTGGCGCTCGAACCGCCTGGCCCGCGACCCCGCGACCGGGCTGGCATCCGTCGCGATCCGTTTCCGCGCCGTGACGGAAGCGCTCTGATTCCAAACACATCGTGATGAGGGAGAGGCCGGATGTCGGCACAGAAGGGCAAGGACCTGCTGCTCAAGGCAGCGGATGCGGGTGGGGTGTTCGTCACCGTTGCCGGGCTGAGGGCGCGCCAGATCGCCTTCAATGCGGAGACGGTGGACGTCACGCATTCCGAATCCGCCGGCCGCTGGCGCGAATTGCTGGCGGGAGCCGGCATGCGCCGCGCCGCCATCAGCGGCGCCGGCATCTTCAAGGACGAGGCGTCGGACGCGCTGGTGCGCCAGATCTTCTTCGATGGGGTGATCCGCAATTGGCAGGTGATCGTGCCCGATTTTGGCACCGTGACCGGCCCGTTCCAGCTCTCGAGCCTCGAGTATCGCGGCGACCATGCCGGCGAGGTCACCTTCGACCTGTCGCTGGAATCGGCCGGCCAGCTCGCCTTCACGGCCCTCTGAGGAGGCGGCGATGATCAACCGGCACCGGGGCGACACCGCCCTGATGGTCGAGGGCGAGGCGCTGCCGATGCGGCTGACGCTGGGCGCGCTCGCCGAACTCGAACACGCCTTCAGCGTCGACAGCCTGCCGGCGCTGGGCGAGCGCTTTGCCTCCGGCCGGCTCTCGGCCCACGATATAGCGCGCATTCTCGGTGCCGGGCTCCGCGGGGCCGGCGCCGCCCTTGACGATCGCCAGGTTGCCGAACTCGGCTTCGATGGCGGCCTCAACGGTGCCATCAGGGCGGCCATCGCTTTGCTCGACGCGACCTTCGCCGATCCCGCGGCCGAGCCGATCGCCGTTGCGGGTCCGCAGGAGACGCGCCCGCGCCCTCCCTGTCCGCCGTCGGACTGAAGCCGGCGGCGGTCCCCTTTCCCTGGGGCGAGGTCATGGCGTTCGGCCTCGGCCGGCTGGGCTGGCCACCGGCGGTCTTCTGGGCCGCCAGCCCGCGCGAGATCGCCGCGGCGCTGCAGGCTTATCGCCCGGCCGGCTTGGGGCAGGGGCCCGGCCGCAGCGAATTCGAGGCCCTGATGGCGGCTCATCCCGACCACCCGACCGGGCCTGCCTCAAACCCTTCCTCCGAGGTGCTCCATGCTCGATGA